GGATTGCCCAATCCTTCACATTATTACCATTGGGTACGGCTATTAACCGTGTTCCTCCAAAGTGTTTCCAAGTTGGAGTGGTAGTGAAGGCTCTAAGGGGATTCCCGCATCAAGGTGTTTCGCAAATAAATCAATAAATTTTTTGGGAATTTTTGTTTTTTTCTCTCTATGGTATTTTCTTAGGTATTTTAAATGTTGTTCAATTTGTGGTTTCAAAATTTTTGCATTTTTTGATAGATTTTCTTGAGCAGACAAAGGCATAGTATTCCTCCAATTAAACGCAATCAATTGTTCTTCTTCATCCTCTAAATTAAATCTTGATAAAGGAATAACATGGTCGATGTGCCATTCTTTTCCATGGTTTTCAAGATTATAGTTTTCGTCATATTTACAGATCCATTGAATATATTCATGCGATGTACATCCCAAGTATTTCACAGTATGCCATTCTTTATTTCTTTTTAAGGCAATATGAATACGAGATCTTACATTTCGTTTGAATTTAGCAATTGGATCGTCTCGTTCGCAATCTTTACAGTGCAAACGATTATGACGAAATTTATCAGATGGTTTAATGGTTGAACATACACCGCATTTCTTGTTACCTTCGCCAATCTCTTCTAGTTTTATTTTTTGACGCTCTACTACTTTTTTATGCTTAAACTCTGAAGCTTGTTGAATAGTTTTCTTACGATGTTCTTCATCGTCTTTATACTTATTCTTTCGCTTTTCGTTATTGCAATCTTTGCAGATTTGACGTCTTTTAATAAAACTAGATTGAGGTTTGCTTTGGTTACAAGTATTGCAGGTTTGATTTATCTCACAGTCAATTACTAATGCCTTATACTTTTCTTTTTTTCGAACATTGCAACAATCTTTGCAAACATTTCTGTTCTTAACGATTCTATCGAGCGGTTTTGAAACACCACATTTCGAACAACATTTTTGAGTTTCGCCTAAAGGTTTTGTATCACCTACCATTTCTTTATAGAGAGATTGTTTTTTTATATTTTTTCCCAAATAATTATTAATTTATTTACTAGAGGGTATCACGATTTTCACGCCCCCTGTTGCCAACCCTGATGGTTTTAATATTTTTGGCTGCAATTATGCAGCCAAACTCGATCGGCGTTGTATGGTTTAGTATCACCAACATTCATTCTAAAAGTGTCACCTCGCTTCATAATCTTCACGATATGACACATCATCGACATCCTGTGCAAACTAGGTTGACGATTAAATAAAACAGCATCTCCATCCATCATGTGACGGTGTACGACATCGCCGTTTTCCAAGCGTATAGAAGCACGATCCACATGACGCAACGACATGTTTTCACCGTTTCTTCGCTCCAAAATCTTAGCACCTGGATATTCCTCTGGACCATTCTGCACCAATTTCATCAAGAAATCGCGATTCAAATCATTTACAGTAACTGGTTTGGTAAGATTCATAGCAATCTTCTTCGGAACACCCAATTGGCGAATCGATAGATTTGGATCACCTGTAATGACCGAACGCGCACTAAAATCTACACGTTTACCCATCAAATTACCACGAATACGTCCATTCTTAGAATTCAAACGACCCATGATACATTGAAGAGGACGCCCAGATCTCTGCGCCATAGGAACTGCACCCTTTACCTTATTGTTAACTATCATAGCAATAAAGTATTGCAATACAGTTGTCAACCCTTCGATAACATTTGGCGATGCATTATTCGCAATTTTCTCTGCCAAATCCTTGTTTGTCTTAATAATATTGCTATAGATATGTGTCAAATCATCCTCGCTACGTTGCTGAGCATCATGCTTTACAGATGGGCGAACAGCTGGAGGAGGAACTGGCAAGACTTGACACACCATCCATTCCGGACGAGACCAGAGAGGACTAAAACCCATAAAGGTAATATCCTCATCCGATATGCGCTTGAAAATTTTCAAAATAATCTCAGGAGTTAGCTTATGATTAATTTTTTTATTTTCGGATTCGCCTTCCGTCTCAATATTTTCCCAAACTGCTAAAATCGTAGACATTCCCTCCAACTTAATCTTGTCCGGTTGCTTGCAGCCACAGCCGTCATCTGATGAATCGCCACATCGCTTCACCTTAGAACAAGCTGCCGTAACATAGGACCATCGATCCGACCCCTGTTTGTTCAAAATATGTTTATGTTGATTCTTGTTGACCAAAAGCTTACTGCACTTGTAACAAACACACTTACATATTTTCATGATTTCCTTTATATGTTGAATAAAGAATACAGGACGCGCCAACTCAATATGACCAAAGTATCCAGGAGTATCGATATAGGTAAATCCATCTGTGGGACAGATTAGACCAGGTTCCAATACTCCCATTCTCGGATCAAATAGACCTCCAGGAATTGGTTTATTATTTATATATGTATCACGAGAAGTGACTTCCACCACAGAATTCTTACGAATTTCTTCAGGCGATAACATACTAAATTGTACACCAATAATCTTGGAGGGAGGTTTATATTCATTCATTTTAGAACGTTGTGACGACATTCTAATTTCCCTATACTATAATGCCTATATTTTTTATATTAGTTTAAATCAATTTTTTAGAAGGTTCATTGGTTCCCTTCTAAAAAATTGATTTAATAAATTGTTTTTATAATTTACTTAAAAAGTAGTAGTTTTATTATTAAAAATGGTCAAGAGTCCTGTTGAAAAGAAGAACCTTCGTAACAATAAGAATAAGAAAGTCAAGAAAAATGAGCCGGATTCGGATGATGACTCCGACATCTGGGTAGATGAGGATGATTATGATTCAGATGAGGAAGAAGATAGTGATTCTACTTATGTTCCACCCAAGAAAAACCGTAAAAACAGACGTGCAGTAAAGGAGGATAGTGAGGATGAGGAGAGTGAAGAGGATGATGATGATGAGGAGAGTGAGGACGATGATGAGAGTGAAGAAGATGATGACGATGATGATGATGAGGACGTAGACGAAGAGACTATGGACAAGGCAGAGTTGCGTAAGTTTATCTCCAAAATCTTTCCTTCCAAGTATATGGATGAACGTGTCAAGGCTGATACCAAGAAGAAATCGGAAAAGAAGAATTTGCGTTCCAAGAACAAGAAGTCATCGAAACGCAAGAACAAGAAGCAGTCGGATGATGATTCAGATGATGATGACGAAGAGGAGGAAGACTTGGTAGATGAGGAGAAGGGTTTTTATAATATTATATTTGAGATGGATGGCGAAGAAGATGATGAGCTCGCATATAATGAAGAAGATGATGATGCAGAATGTGATAGTGACGATGAGCAGATGTTTATGAAGGAAAATTATGAGAAGGTAGAACTTCTTTCTGAGAAGGAAGTAACAGACAACAAGGTTACGACAAAGGAATCTAAAAAGAAGGATAAGAAGAAGGATAAGAAGTCAAAGAAGAAGGAAGATGCAGAGGAGGAACCCGAGATTACTGATGTTGAGCAAGAGTATTTGGAATTGGTCGAAACCAAGAAGAATCTCAACGATCAACTGAAGAAGAAGCCGAAGAGTAAGATTCTTCGAAACGCGGTTAGTGAGTGCAATCGTTCTATCAAGAAACTTATTAAGAAGGCTCGCACTAAGAATGCGAAAACCTATCATAAGCTTATCCATAATGATAAAAAGCGTACGAACGAGATTGATTACTTTAAGAAGAAACTTTCCAACAAGGAGCAACTTCGTATCATGAAGGATCTCAAGGAAATCAATAATCACATCAATATTGAGAAACCGTATAGATTGGCTCTCTTGGATGCAAACATGCCTCCTAAGTTTAAGGCAATCGCTATGCAAAAACTAAATGTTCTTCGTGGGATGGATCCTGGCGATAACGAGTATTATAAGATTAAGAATTGGGTAGATACATTTATGCGGATTCCTTTTGGAACGTATAAGAATCTATCAGTTACTATGGATGATGGTCTCGATGCTTGCCATAACTTTATGGAGAATGCTAAGAATACTTTGGATGAGTGTGTGTTTGGCCTAAATGATGCAAAGGTTCAAATTATGCAAATGGTCGGACAGTGGATTTCTAACCCATCTGCTATGGGAACTGCGATTGCTATCAAGGGACCTATGGGAACTGGTAAGACGACTCTTGTAAAAGAGGGTATCAGTAAGATTCTTGGTCGCGAGTTTGCATTTATCGCTCTTGGTGGTACTGGAGATGCTAGTTTCTTGGAAGGTCATTCTTATACCTACGAGGGAAGTACTTGGGGTAAGATCGTGCAAATCTTGATTGAAAGTAAATGCATGAATCCCGTGATTTACTTTGATGAGTTGGATAAGATTAGTGATACGCCTCGTGGAGAAGAGATCGTGGGTATCTTGACGCATTTGACGGATACTTCTCAAAACAGCCAATTCCATGATAAGTATTTCTCGGAAATTGATTTTGATTTGAGCAAGTGTCTCTTCATCTTCAGTTATAATGACGAGAGCAAGGTCAATCCAATTTTGAGAGATCGTATGTATCGTATTCATACAAAGGGTTATGAAGCCAAGGAGAAGGTTACGATTTCGTGTAATTATCTTCTTCCTAAGATTCGTGAACAGGTGAATTTTAAGAATGAAGATATTATCATTCCGAACGAAACTCTGGATTATATTATCTCGAATTCTGCTCTAACAAATGAGGAAGCTGGTGTCCGTAACTTGAAGCGTTGTTTGGAGATTATTTATACGAAGCTCAATTTGTTCCGTTTGGTCAAGCCCGAATCGAACATCTTTGGAAAGGATATGGAATTGGAGGTAAGTTTCCCATTTACTGTAACAAAGAAGGTAGTTGATATTTTGATTAAGAATGATGAGAAGCAGAATCAGAGTTTGCTGGCCATGTATGTATAAGCAACTATATAGTTAATTTAGTAATATAATAAATAATAAATTATTTTTTTATTATATATATGTTTGAAATTACTGTAATTACACCCACAATAGGTCGCTTTACTCTGAAAAGATTAGTTCAATCATTAGTAAAGCAAAATGTATCAGTAACTCATTTAATTATGTGGGATAAAAAACGAGAATTAAATGGTTATTGTCCATACGATTTAATGTTTTCTGAATTTGAAAATGAAAATTATAAGTGCTTCCATTATGTAATTGAACACCCAGTTAAAATAAATAGAAAAGATAATTATCTTAGAACAGTAGGGCTCATGATGTCAAATACTGAATTTATTACTCAAATAGATGACGATTGCTGGTTAGAAGAGAATTGGTTAAATAACGCCATTTATAGAATGAATATCAAAAACTTGAATTATTGTTTTTGTTCAAGACAAATATGGGAAGATGAAAATATAGTGTTGGGGGTTGATACATATGAATCAATTGGAATAATCAACAAGTTTGGGTATAATTTAATAGAAACGAATTCTCTTGTGTTTCGTAAAAACATATTGGATAAAATTTGTTCTATTACATATTTAAATAACGATTATGGTCATGACAGAGAATTAGCAAGATATCTAGTTTATAACGAAACTGGTATGCATTATAAAAATATTGGATTACATCAAATTGTTCCTGATTTTACGCTTGAAGATCATAAACGTGCAATACGTGAATCACAAAATGATTAATAAATAAATATAAAACATTAACCATATTAATTGTAATGGAACAAGAAAATGAAGTACTAGATTATGAACAACTCGATGTAGAATTAATGTCTAGAGCATTATCTTATTTAGATGGACTACCAATTTCTTTACAGAGTAAACAATATCAATCAATTGTAAGAAAAATGGTAACGTATTTAATTGAGAACTGCAAACACAGAATAGTAGAAGACAATATTGATACTGCGCCAGAATCATCAAAAACTGTTTTTTTTTGTGAAATTTGTTATCAACCGTTTCAAAATAAAAACTGAAATTACTATACAATTAAATATTACCCAATTGTATAATTTATATATTTTAATGTCCATATTGATCGGGTCCACCGGTTTGATTTCCACCGCGTGTTTGTAACATTCTTGTTAAATCATTTCCTAAACATAAGCTTCCTTTCGAATTTGATAAACCAGAACTTTGACCAAAGCATTTTGGATCACCATCGACTTCGGAAAATTTATCTATTTTGTTATCAGCAGCATCAGGCTTGCAAAAAAGTCCGTCAAACCCATGAACTTTCTTGCAATCAAACCCGTTTGGATTATTAATTAAAAATTTTGTAATTCCTGAATCGCTGGCTTTGGGATCGTTATTCGTATAATTTGAACTCATACCAGAAAATCCTTCATATGGGTATTGATGAGAGAATAAACTATCTCTAGAATAAGGACGAACATTTGAACAAGAACATAATAAACTTATTATAATTGCAGATACAACTACAACTGATACGATAATATTAAACAAACCTGATTTCATTTCTAGTATACATAATTATAAGATAAAAAATAATCCTAGAATGAATTCTAAATTGCTAAACATTTGTATATTATTCTTTCAATAATATAGAAAAATAATAAGTTACTTTATATAAATGTCTCAATTGAATCAACAAGAACGGCTAAATTTAAAAAAATTAATTGATGAATCAGATTGTGAAAACAATACAGATAACATCCGTAAATTAAAACACAGCACATTAATTCGTGATGATGTTCGTAAAATCGATTCTTTAAGAAACCAACAACCCAATATGAAAATAGAAGAATTTACAGAATTATGTCAAAATGAATGCTCTTTCCTTTTCAATAATTACACTGATATTTTTAATAAAATGGTAAAGAGCGAACTTAACCTAACAATTATGACTAAATTATTAACAGTACTAAAGCTTATTGAAGATAATAAAGTGGATCAACATGAAGGTTCTGTAATGGTTGGTAAAATATTAAAAGAATTATATATTGATTCTGCTATGAAACGCGCTGATAATATTGATAAAGAACATGAATCTGAAAAGATTCCACTTGTTGAATCGAAGAATATTTCATGGAAAGATTATAAACGTCAAAAAAATTGAACATAATATAAATAGTAATTATTTATATTATTGTGCGTCATGTCGTCGTTTGATAATCAATATCCTAGCTTTCGAGCTTTAATGCCTTCAGATACGTCAACCAATTTTGCCGTTCTAAAGATTTCTATTAATTCTAATAACGACGATTTGAATAATATCTATCAACAAAAGATAAACTCTCATAATGGTGGTATATACAGAAACGTATTTCCCGATTCTGGTTTTGATCTCTTTGTTCCTGAAACCGTAGTATTCGATACACCTATTGAAAGTAAGTTTATTGATTTTCAGGTGAAAACTGAAATGATATATGTGGATATAAATAGTTGTACTTATCATAACTGTGCATTTACAGTTCATCCAAGAAGTAGTATTTCTAAGACGCCTCTTATGTTGGCAAATCATACTGGAATTATCGATGCTGGTTATCGGGGTAACATTATTGGTGCATTTCGATGGCTACAAAATAATACTTCGACAGTCACTACTTATACAGTTGAACAAAATACGCGTTTAGTACAAATTTGCCATCCTACACTTTGTCCAATTTACGTAATTCCTGTTAGTGAGAATGCTCTATCTAGTTCTGAGCGAGGTACCGGAGGGTTTGGATCTACTGGTGTAGGTTTGTAATTACAATTATAATTTTAAAAATTATTTATTTATACCTATACTATAATGTCATACGAAAAAGAAATAGAAATTTATAAGGGCAAATCTTTTTTAACAAATTCACATAGTAAAGTTCCAATTGTAATTACGTTTGATATGGATGAAACTCTTGGATCTTTTTTAGATTTAGAAATCCTATGGAATGCACTATTTCTTTTTAATAAAAATATAGAAATTTCGTTGAATACTCTTATTGATTTGTATCCAGAGTTTATTCGATATGGAATTTTACCTATTCTAGAATTTCTTTATCAAAAAAAGAAAAAAGGTGTTTGCGATAAAATTTTTATTTATACAAATAATCAGAGCTCTCCGGAATGGTGTAAAATGATAGCAAAATATTTTGACTATAAATTAAAATTAGATACTGAATTATTTGATCAAATCATCTGCGCATTTAAAATAAATAATCAAATTGTTGAATTATCAAGAACAACTAATAATAAGACACATACAGATTTTATTAACTGCACTCTTTTACCCAGAAAAACCAAAATATGTTTTATTGATAATACCTTTTTTTATGAAATGAAAAACGATCGAGTCTATTACATTCAACCAAAATCTTATGTACATAAACTTTCTACTGGAAATATAATCGACCGATTTTTAACATCTCCACTTTGTAGCGAATATATTACTAATTCAAACCTTTTCGTTTTTTCTAATTTTTTAAATAACTATTTTTCGAAACATGGAATAATACTTAATGTTTCGATTTTAAAAAACGATTTAATATCAGATATTCATGTTGCGCAAAAACTTATGTATCACATTAAGGAATTTTTTTATTTAATACAGAAGAAGGTTCGCACTAAAAAAGTAAAATATTTAGTTGGTAGAATTACCAGAAAAAAGAAAATAGGTTAGTGTAGGTATTGTTCTACTTTTTTTTTTGTAAATAATCATACGCCATCATAATAAGTTGTTCTTCAAGAGTCATTTTTTGGAATATAATACAATCATCAAATTTAAATTGTATAAATCGATTTCCACTACTCATACATAATACGTGAGTTCCATTATCTAAAAATTTTATATTCATTACTATTCCACCGTTTGTAAGAGTCTTGGAATTTTCTCTTATCCAGCGTATATGTTTACCTTTATGTAATTCGTATATATCATCCACTTTACGATATCCTACTAATTTTTGACAATAATCGAACTGAGTTTTTGCGGATATATTTAATTCTTTTAACTTTTCATATATTTCATTTGTTATTATTTTCATTGACTTGTTTTCTAGATAATCATTTTTATCATTTTCAATAGAACTTAATAATTTCTCTATGTCTAATGTCGAAAAAAGTGAAGGATCTTTCATAGCTTTCTCGAATAATTCATGAATATCTATATTGTCTGTCATAAATAATTGGATTACTATTATTTATGAAGATGTTTTTGTACCGTTTTTATTATTTATTCTAATCCAAGAATTTTATCTTGTATAAGATTATTGTATTTTTTGCTGTTAATAGGATTTATTCCATGTTCTTTAAAATATTTATCGCATTCTTTTTTTTGCGAATTATCATAGCTAGACAATATTATTATTGCATTTTCTATATCAGATTTTGATTCGTTTAATTTGTTTAACGATGTTTTTAGAAAGACTTCTAAATTTTCTACGAAGTTATTAACATTAACATTACTTTTATTTTCATTTAATAAAATTCTATTAATTTTTGTTTTTAAATTATCAACAGTATTATTGTGACTATCCTTATTGTTTAAAAAATCTAAAATTTTTTTAAATGTTGCTAATAATCTTTGGTTTGTAAAAAAACCAGTTCGTAAATTTAATTGTTTCAGGTTTTCTAATAATGGTCTTGCACTTGATGGAGATTTTTTTCCATAACCGTGATTTATTATATTAATTAATTTTTCTGCGCCTCCATATCTTGGTATAGTTGGCTTATACATTCCATTTTCTGTTTTTTCCCATATTATTTCTGCATTATCCTCACTTTTAATATTATGTAATATGCCAGAAGTTTTTTCTGAAAGTGGGGCACCTATAAAGTGATCAATAATGTCACCTAGTATTTTAGGAGAAGGACTATTATTGTAGGTAGCTAAAAATTTTGGGTTTGAAGGAGACTCAGAAAGAGTTGGTATTCTAAAATCATTATAATCCGAATGTTTTTCATTTAAAGAATTGGTAGGATAAGTAGTCAAACCTTTAGCTAAAGAACTTGCAGACGAAGGTCCTTTTCCATAAGGCATTAAAGGAATTGTTGATTTACTGTTTAAACCATCAATATTATTGTTACTTACACTATTATTAATAACATTCTCTCTATTTGTGTTTGTGTTTGATTGTAATAAAGGCAAAGCCGCAAGTGAAGAAACTAACCATTTTTTAATTGGAATTCCACCGCGTATATTTTTTTTACTTTTGTTACGTTTACTTATGCTTTTTTTGTTTTTTAATTTTCCTGATAAATGTTTTTTGATTTTCTTAATTGTTTTTACCATTTTTTAATATATAATTAGATAAATACTTTTTCGCCTACTTTACAAAATAGTAATATTATTATATTTTAAACTATTATATTGAATGTGTTTTTGAAATAATTTTACTTCCGTCTGTAAAGAGTTTTTTCACAACCTCTACTATACCTAAATTGAGTAATAAGAAAAAAGCACTGCTAAATATAATAATTTGGTCGTAAAATTTTATTTCTATGTTTTTACGGAGTGGGTTGAACCTATACATTAAAAATAAGCATAAAATACTATGGACAATTACATTAAATATATTTATGTAATTTGTATTTATCAAAATGATACCAACTAACGTGGAAAAATATAGTATATTAAACGTAATTAATAAAATGTAAGACGATATACCTAATTTGTCAGTTAGCCCTGTTATTTTTTCTTTGAATATATTTATTATTGATAACATATAATATTAAAGTAGATAATATAAATATGTTTTGCTAATATTTATAAAAAATGAATACTATTATTAATAAAAAATATCAAATCATAGAGAAAATAGGGAAAGGTAAATTTGGAATTGTTTATAAAGGAACCAATTTAAAAACAAACGAAATTATTGCTATTAAAACTGAATCTCGAAGTTCTTCTATTAAATTATTAAAAAACGAAACTGCCATTTTAAAATATTTGTATGATCATGGTTCCCGAAGTACTCCGATTATTTATTGGTATGGTGTAGATAATCTCTGTATTTATTTGGTAATGTCCTTTTATGAAATATCGCTTTATGATTATTCTATAAAAACGCCTTTATCTGTCGAAAAATTAGATAAAGTAATGTCAGTTTCTATTCATATTCTAGAAACTATTCATACGCAATTTGTGATTCATCGGGACATTAAACCCCAAAATTTTATGATATCAAATGAAGAAATTTTTTTGATTGATTTTGGATTTGCTACATTTTACATAGACGAACACGGAGAACATCTACGCAATTGTGAAAACAAAAATATTATTGGTACACCAAAATATATTAGTTATAATCTATATCATGGAGTTTCTCCTTCTCGTCGTGATGACTTAATATCACTTGGATATATTTATCTTTATTTATATTGTAAAGAACTTCCTTGGGATGAAATGAAGATTGAAATAAATAAAGACAATTATGCTGAAATAGAAATTCTTCATCCTAAAAATCAACAACGTAAAATTTTAAAATCATGGGAAAATATAGAAGCTATTTGTCTGCAGATAAATCAAAAAATACATAAATATTTGAATTATTGCTATAATTTAAGATATGATAGTTTACCGGATTATACTGAGTTAAAGAATTTATTTATTTCTTAATTACCTGTAATTCGCTTGAATATGCTGTTTTATTAACAAAAGTTTGTAAGTTTAATGAACCTAAAGCAATTGAAATGAAAAGAGACAATAACAACATAACGATAGATGATATTTTTCTATTGCTAAATCCAACTGGTTTCATTTATATATTATGGATAATAAAATAATTATAAAAACAAATATAAAAGCATAACATGATATATGTTATAATCGAATTAGATTACATGAGTTCCGTGCAAGACAACACTATTGTTTCTGAGCCTGTCCGTCTTTTGGGCCAGGTTAAGTGGTTTAATAACAAGGCGGGTTATGGTTTTATTACTGTAAATGATGGGGAATATTCTGGTAAGGATATTTTTATTCACTATTCATCGATTCGTGTTACGAATTCACAATACAAGTATTTGGTTCAAGGAGAGTATGTTGAGTTTAGTTTGGTGAAGTCAAATAGTGATCTCCATGAGTACCAAGCTACTGAGATCTCTGGTCTTAAGGGTGGCGCTTTGATGTGTGAGACTCGTCGAAACAGCAGGGTTGTTCGCGAGACTACTGATTCATCTGCTCCTCGCCCTGAGCGTACCCAACGCCGTTACAAGACGTCTGCTCCTGTTTCGGCACCTGCCCAGAATGAATCCGGTGATTTTGTCACTGTCCGTCGTCGTCGCAATACGGCTCGTCCCAAGAAGGATGCTACACCCGTCGCTTCTGAGGCCTAAGAAAGAAACATAAATAATTTATTGCTATTTTTTTAGTAATAAATTATTTCGAATGAAACTTTATTAACTCATCCATTTTTTTATTAAAATGGATGGAAATCAATAACTTACTGCTTTTAGGATATTTTGCAATTATGTCGGTGTCACCATATTGATGAAATCCTGGACAGTGAATTCTACGAACTGATTTTTGATCACTCGCAAAATAGAATAAATATGCTAACCATAAATCATAACCATATTTCATTCCATCGACTATCCCATATTTGTTAGATAAATAAATCATTTTTAAATACTCTTCTACACCGGTCTTTGAAAATACAATTCCTGGACCACCTGAAAACCATGAATTATAATCTAATTTTTTTTGAAATGCTATTTCAGGTAATTCATTTACATAAGGTATCCAATTTAAACAATCGCCTATCATATAACAATCTTTTTCATCAAAATATTCCAAATATTCTTTTAATTTATCTATAAACAAATAGGCGTCATCATCCATCAGCATAAACCAACCGTAATGACTATATTCTGTGAGATAAAGTTCGAAAATTTTTTGTATAATAATAGGATCAAATCCGCGTCGATATTCTCCTAAATATATAAATCTATCCTCTTTACAATTCGGATCATCAGTTATGAAAAGGACATTTGCTCTGCCCTTTGTCCATGTCTCCTGTAATACTTTTGCGCGTTCATCATACAAAGCTGCACATGTATGAACAAAAATTATAATATCCTTGCTCTTATCCATCAATATAATTAATTTAAGGATTCGTATTTAATTACTTTTTTATCTAAAACTACTTCTTTTAATACATTACGTATTATTTTATCATCCATCTTTTCTTGTTCATCTTCATATTCCGAACCTAGCGAACTCATCGAAATTTCCATAAATTGTTTGTTTTCAGGTGTATCCAAATAACGATATTCTGGATTTTTTTCTTGCCATTCTGGTAATACCTTCAAATTTTTTCGTGCTAATTGTTTTATTACATTACGTAATTTGGTTTTATCTGCATCTTCTTTTTCCCAATTATCTTGATCCTTAATATAAACAGTTTCGCGTTTAATATCGGTACAGTGAAGAGGTCTCATGTTCACATCTAAATCCTTAAGAGCCTGTACAAATATGCGAGTTATACCCTGTGTAAATCCCAATTTCCCGGTTTGTACTAAATCATTTACTGTAAGTTTTAATGAGTTTACGAAATCGGCAATATTTAATGCATCTTTGCAATCTTCGTTTAAAAAAACATTTAAATTAAACTGATTGTTCATAGTATTATTTGTAGTATTATTATTTACAACATTTGTTTGTTTGGACATTTCTATTAATTGTTTCTGCAATTCTTTGTTTTGTTCTATTAAAGTTAGAATCATATCATTTGTTATAGAAGCTTGTTGTGGTTTTTCAGGTATTTCCTCCTTGGTTTCTATGATAGAAGACTCATCGCATTTCTGTTTATGAGTAAATAAACTTTGTCTATGCTTGTATGATTTGCCACAATTACAAGTATAAGAGGGCGCTTTTTGTAAGTATCCAGCGTTTATTTGGTGTTTACGAGTAGTGAGGTGTCTATCCCATTCACTCTTCTTGCTGCATTTTATGTCACAATTCTCACAATAAAATTTTGGCGAAATTATTGGTTTGGTTGCGTCAGTCATCGATGTCAGTATAAAATATTGACAGATTTTTCGCCTAAATACTTTGACGCAAAACTATGTATTTTTCTTATGCAGCGCAACTTATGTTTATTTTTTTGGTATTTACAGCAGTATGCTAAGAAATGGGATTTTCCAGACCCCAATTTAAATTTTATTTTCAGAAAAGTAAAAATGGACAAAAATAAATGTCCAATTCCAAAAACTTTCCCGATTTCTTTTCCTTAGTTTTTAAGGGTTTTAAATAATTCTATAAAAACTATTTATTTTTGGAAGGAGGTTGAGTAGAACCAATTATTTTTGAATAACTCCTGCATTTAGTTCTCCAGTTATATTTCGCAGAATTAGGCCAGTTTATTTGACCTGCTCCTGGTGTTCCAAGAGGTCGTCCTTTTGCTACACCTCCATAACCACCTATTGTTGTTTTATCACCTGGTGTATCGCCACTAGGATTGCCTTGATCGCTAAGAGGTTTTCCTTTATAGGTTCCTGTGTTTTTTATATGTCCATTTTGACAGGGTTCATGGAAGGTTTTCATATATTGTATTCTTTGTTTTTCATATCTATTTTTTGCGGCTTGGCATCTAGAATTGCATTTTCCTTTTGCTGATTGTCCACTATAATAACGTTGATTTAATTGAGAGGACGTGTATTTTTTGACGTAATCTTTTTTGTATTTCTTTTTCGCTAGGTCTAATTGATAACGGTCTCTTGCTATTTGGCATCGTTTATTGCAAGGGGTTTTTTGAGAACAACGAGAGTTGCATTTTTTTGATAGGGCTGCACCTCTTGCTAATTTTGATCGAGCAAATTGTTTTCTATAATTATGATCGGTTACTGCGTGTATTTTACTAACCACTAAAGTTCGAAGTTGCGAAAGTTTATCACGTATACGATTTTGATAAACAGTACTATAAGATAAGAATAGTTGAGAAAGCAAAATAATGAATAGGAGAAACATTAGTGTATAATGTTTTGTAATAAAAAAATAATCAATTTTATTACAAAATGTCTTTATTTTGCCCAATTACTCATATCAATTCCTTGTGTTGCTACTACATTTTCGGGACGTAATGCCCAATCATTTCCTTCAATTTCAACTTTTAAAATACTGGTTCTTTTTTGAATTCGCTCCATAGACATGGCTTCTGTATCCGGCTCATATTCCATAAATCCCTCAACGCAACCAAAGAATGGCTCGTATTCTAGCTTGTTTCCTTTTGGATCTTCAAAAACAAGTAGAATGTCCGGATCGTATGTTCTTCCATATTGTCGTATTTCTAATAATTTACCGACTGTGTTTTTTTCCATTATCTTTTTATTATCTATAACACCCATCATTACGTCGTAATACCGAACTCCTTCGTAAAAACTAATTATTTTGTAATATTTTCCTACTCGAACGCCAGATAACAATACAAACTCTGTTGTCATAAATAATGTATATGTTTTACATAAAAAATATATACAAATATTCAATTTTTTGCTTTATTTAGAATTCCATGTTAATCTGTTTATTTTTCACGTATCTCATTCGAAAATTGTATTAGTTTAGACTTATATGTCTTGGCTGTGTCTCGTAGACATTCGTTTACATAATTCACAATAGGATCAATTTCTTCTAATATAGTGATATTCCAGTTTCCAGGAGGGGCTTCAGTCAAATGATTTATAAACCGAAAAACAATATCTGTAATTGTTGTCTGTAAAATAGTTAGGACATTATATATTTCTCTATGTTTATCTACTTTTTTTTCGTTACGTTGCAAAGTTGTTTTAAAATGGTCTTCAGTAATAATGTTGCGCATATATTGGATTCGTAGCATTTCGTTTCGTTGAACTCTTTCTTCTACTCTGTATCTAGGAACTATCACATAACGCATATGCAAAGTATTTCGAATAAGTTTTGCCATAAATTCTTCACATACCTTAGATAGTTGATTATCTTTGTGTTTTGTAGTTAGTAGGGTTCTGATTCTTGTAAAATCATTATGTTGCAAATCATTTTGACACGGAATATCTCCTGGATTACGTGGAACTGTATTACCATTTCTACGAAGCCATTCGAAATAGTGCGGATTATGAACATTCGATTCAACCCTTCCGGTTCGCCAGTTAAATGCTGTGTGACACTGGGTGCACCACATCTGGTCGCATCCACTTATGCGGAATATACCTGTTCTACAATTCGGGCACGGTTTTGTATCATTCGCTAAAAGTCTAGCAGTTGCCAATAGATCTGGATTACAAACATGCCCAACGTCTCTCACTAAACCCTTAATTTCATGACAATCTGGACATGCCCATTTTTGACAGATGCCACATTTCCACTGTGTGCTAAGAAATCCTCTACAATCTCCGTCTGGGCATGCTCTCACGAATTCAGCTCGTTCACTCGGGGCTTCTTGATTTAATTCTCTCCATAAATTGGTTTGGATTTGGTGACTTTCTCGTCTTAAATCATGTATTATATTATTTATCTCCCTTATTCTTCGGTTTGCATTTTCAGTTTTTATTTGTCTTTCTACAAGAGGTTGTGTGGCAGGAAGTAGAGCACGCTCATTATCGAATAGAAGTTGTTCTCTATGTTTCTTAAGTTTTCCGGTAATAAATGTTCCTGTGAATACAGATGCCATAAATTGTCTAGTCCAATCTCTACCGCAATCTGTATTCATACATTTTACATTAGATTCGCTAAGAACATACGTCTCGCAACAAGTTTTACATGCGCCAAATTCGCAATACGGACAGTTAACCAGTTTACGTGTAGATTGATTAATCTTTTCACAGCAGATTTGGCAAGTGGTTGTCATTTCTATATTTTACCTAGAATAAAATATAGAATCCTGAAATCAATTTTTCAGATAGGTCGTTGGTCGCTGGCTGGGTGTTTCCACGAACCATATGAACAGTGTCGACCATATTTTCCAAAACAATCGTTTTGATAAGGTTCAGGTTCTATTAGTTTTATTTGTTCACGATTTTTATAACTCCAATACGCACGTGTTACTAATTCTGGACCAGTTGTATAATAAACATAAACATGATCTCTAGGGTCTGTATGATTATCCTGTGCGAATTTTATTTCTTCTTCACTAATCGGTGGATTTACGATACTATTTATGATATGTTTAATAAAAGGATCACCTTTGGGTGCGTAAAACGCATAATTTCCAAGTAGGATAGAACCATCGCCGTTTTTTATTTCAATAGGGAAATTACAACTCGAAGTGTCTAGGTCATCAAAAGGTAATTTCATATCAGTATCTAAATCTAAATAGACACCGCCATAATAGTAAATAGCTAGGTATCGAAAAAAATCAATCTGTTGGATTTTATATTTTAAGTTTATGAATGTTTCATAGTATTCTGCCATATCTTCTTTTATAAATGTAGTAATGTCGTCGTCTGAAAAAAATAGATGTCTTGCTGTGGGGTTTAACTCTCTCATTTTTTCTATAAATCCAACATAGTGATTTGGTATTTCACGCGTTTTCCAAGTTTGAATAATGTTCATTAAAATATATAAATCCCTATGTTTATATATTTTTAGGTACTAAGTAAAAATATTTAGATAATATATAATGTCATCTTCTGTAACAAAAAAATCTGGTAAATCGCCATCAGGTCGAGGTACTCAAAAAAAACATGTAAGAATTAATACGGAAAAAAATCAGGTATTAGAGTTTGAAAGACCTTTTTCTGAGAACGAAAAACATGAATTATGGACGACTGGTACAGAAACTCAAAACGCTGTGAATGAAAGTATACTAGATACTGAAGATAATGTTTATAAAAACAAAATGCCCAAAAGATTAAGAAAAGCTCACACTCAACTTATGATGTTGCGTGAAAACAAAGAAGTAAATAATCGTAAAAATTTACCGAAATTGGCGGCAACAATTGCTCGTGGAAGATTTAATTTACATGATAAAGAAAATGTAGAAACTAAAATGGATGATGTCACATATATTAAAAGGTCAAAAAGTGCTTCTGATCTTTTAGTTCCTCCGCCTCCAATATCAAGTCCTTATCCTAGAAATATTCCCAAAACACCAATGAAGGATAAATCAAAAAAAGACGATCATTTAAAACAACATCAACAAAGTATGTTTTCGAGATTATTTAGAAGTAAAAGTGGTGGTAGAAGTAAAAAGAATAAAACTAAAAAAATAAAAAAGTTTAAGAAATAAGCGAATTAACGATATGTTCCGATTAACAAATCGAATGTAGGATTTAGGATACAAAAATTACAGAACATTAATTTATGATGTTTTGCGTGATGCATTAAAAATAAGTTAGAATGTTCCAAATATGCAGCAGTAATATAAATATATAATGCTACTACAGTTTCAAAGTAATTCATGCGTAGTATCAGGAAAGGCGTACCCAAAGAAATAATTAAAAAAGAAGAATCTATATTTGTCATATAAAATGTATCAAATGGATATACTTCAACATTTTGGTGATGCATCGAATGAACATATTTATAATATTCTTTGGTATGAATAAACCTGTGATAAATATAGTAAATAAATTCCGCGATAATCGAATATTTTAAAATATTATCTAGAGTTTGAATAAGAGTATGTGGTTTGTTTTCAAGAAACCTTATTAAAAAAGAATTCACTATGATTGCTTGTGCCAGAACAATAAACATCGATGGTAATACTTTTTTTATGTTATAATGGAATTGATAGGTGTTATGATTTGGATTAAAAAATGGTATGTTGTATTTATAACAAATCAATAAGGTAGTTAAAGTTGATGCAGAAACTGTTCCGAGTATTATTTTTGCAGACAAAAGTAAATCCATAGTTAATAAATAATATAAAATATTATTTATACTCTTTGCATAATTAATTTAGGATAGAAGAAATATACAGCAAATTATAAATAATAATGTAAAATTATTATTTATACTAAGATTTAATGAAAACATTTATAACGTTTTGCGCCGGAGAAAAACGTTATCATGACGCAGCAATTCGTTTAATTGATCAAGCCAATAAAATAGAATTGTTTGATAATGGGAAATGTTTTACTGACGAAGATTTAAAAGAAGATAAAGAATTTTGGAATAAGCATTCGAATTTTATTGAAAATAATAAACGAGGATTTGGGTATTGGATATGGAAGCCCTATATTATAAAAAAAACTATGGAATCTATGAAAAATGAAGATATTTTATTATATTTAGATTGTGGTTGCGAGATAGATAGTAGAAGAAGGGAAGTTCTACTTTATTTTTTCGAATTAGTTAAATTGAGTAATATTATAGCAACTCGAACTCCTTTTCTTGAAAAACGATTTACTAAAATGGATTTATTTTTAAAATTAGATATGTTAAATGAAATTTATTTAAACACGAGACAAAATCAAGCTGGTGCGGTTTTGTTTTTTATTTGCGATAAAACCAGAGATTTTGTAAATAACTGGTATGACTTATGTTGCGACTATCATAATATAGATAATTCGCAATCAATTCATGAAAATTTATCATGTTTTGAAGAACATAGAAACGATCAATCTATATTTAGTTTATTGTTTAAAAAATACAAATATTTTTATCATCCTTTACACTTTTGCATACAATATGATAGAAATATAAGTGGTGTTTCAAAATTAGACGATTAATTGTTGTTTTTCTCAATTGTGTTAATAATTTCTTGTGGATAATCCATATCCTTTAATACACGAACTCCGCCTTTTATTTTTGAAATTCCCTTTTTAATTTTATAGGTATAATTAAAATTGCCAGAATCATCCACGATAACTTCCATTTTATAATTTTCTACTCTCTCTGAATTCTTAAACTTCTTGCAAATGCTTATGTAATGTGTTGTCAAAATAAAGTTTACATTCTTATAATTCGATAAGTATTTTAAAAATGCGTATCCCGCTTTGGACGCTTCCTCTGGATTTGTACCAGAATATAATTCATCAAGGTTGCAGAAATGTCTATATTTTAAGGGATCGTTATATTCGTTAATAATGTCGATGATTTCTTTACAACGTCTTGATTCTGCTTGAAATAGGCTATCGCGTCCGGATGTATCAGGTATATTTAAATAGGAATGAATATGAGTATATGGATTTAATATAGCTGATTTATAAAACCCACAACCGGTTTGTTGTGTAAAAATAATATTAATGGCGGTGGTTTTTAATATAGTTGTTTTTCCTGACTTATTCGGAGATGAAATTATCATATTTTTTTTGAAATCACAAGTATTTTTGACAGGTAACTCGTCAATTAGAGGTGGATAAAATTGTTCTTCAAATTTGCAATCTGTATTGGAATCAAACTCAGAAAATGATACGTTCCCTTTAACTATATTATTATAGACACCTTGTAAGTTATTAATGTATCCTTCAAAACCAATTGCATATAATAGACAATCTTCATAATCTTTATTCGAATGTAATCTGTAATAACATTTCAACATATATCCAACTTCTGTAAATTTATGAATTGAGTCTTTAAAAGTAGAAATGGTTTCTAGTTCAGAATAAATTCGCTTTAAATCGTCGCACTTTATTCGAATATCAACCGCTATTTTCTCATAAGATGCACGATGCTTTAAAAGCGTTAAAAAATTTTCCATACTATGAATAGAATACTTTGCGAAATCGCGCATTTCTATTAAATAATCGTTTATTTTCATAATGTTTTTATAAAAGTTTTTGCATATATTGATGTTTTGATAGATTTGCATTAAATAAAGACCAAATGTAATAATTAAATAAATGATTTTATCCCAAGATAAAGATTCCATCGTCATTAATGCCTTTCCTATGAAATGGTTTCTAGTTAGATCTTTAAGTATAATGAAATAAATATCGAATGTAATGGGTACACCTTGAATTTTTAAAATAATAAATGGAAAAATAAGAAACAGGATAGGGACAAATAAACTTAGAGCTGGAGATACTACGTTCATAACGCTTAATATTTGTAAAAAATAGGATGACTCGTTTAGATGTGCTAACATATCCCATTCTATGTAGCCATAATTGTCTAGAAAATTATTTTCAACCTTTAAATCTTCCCAAATAGATATTATTTTGTCACAGTTTATTTTGTATGTATTATGTGCCATGGAATTTTCATAAACATTCATTTTCAAAATTATTTGTTGCGTGTCTTTTAAATATTCTTGATTTATGGTATAGGTCTGTTTCCATTTCTCTATCATATTCTTTGCAAAAATATGTGAAGGTTGAAATAAATATTCATACATAGATTTTGAGTTCGATACTGTTAATTCTAAATCATTCGATACTATATCAGATAGATTAAATAATTCAGAAGGTTCTAAATAAGAAATAGGTAATTTAAAATTACTATTTATCTTAATACATGGCTTTACAATATTGGATTCTGGTTGTTGTGATTCTGTAAAGAATTTTTGTATTTCTAACATTATACTATTTAATGATTAAAACTAAATAGTATAAACGTATTTGTAGAGTTTCTAAAGTTTTTAATGAGTTAAATCGTTAGGCATCTCGTCAATAGAAATGTTGTAATAATTTTCTATTTTTTTCATAGTAAATATATCACGCTTTGTAATAAAGTTAATCGCTAACCCTTTTCTACCCCATCTACCACTACGACCTATTCTATGCAAATAAGTATGAACACATTTTGGTATATCAAAATTTATAACGGTGCTCACTTGTTGAACATCAATTCCTCTTGCGGTTATATTGGAAGATATTAAAACACGGTATGTTCCATTCCTAAACGTTTTAAATACAGTATCACGTTCTTGTTTTGTCATAGAACTATGTATAGAACATACAGAATATCCTTCTTTCGACATAGCGCTATGCAAATCAACAACACGTTTAACACTATTGCAATAAATAATACACTGGTTTACTGTAATTAATGTAAACAAATCTTTTAGTGTGTCGTATTTATTAATATCGTCTCGTAAGGCAATAAAATATTGCTTTATGCACTCTAAGTTTAATTCTTCTTTTTTAACTGTTATATATACTGGTTGTCGCATAATTTTCTTAGATAAACTTAATATTTCTTCAGGCATAGTTGCGCTGAATAAAGCAATTTGAAAATTTTTATTCAAATATTGAAAAATATTATAAATTTGATCCTTGAATCCTTTGGATAACATTTCGTCAGCTTCATCTAATACAAGCATTTTAACATTTGTTACTTTTAAATATTTTCGAACAATCATATCATATATTCTGCCTGCACAACCAATTACAATTTGCGGAGGCTTTTCACGAATATCAGCTAAATCTTGTTGTATTGACGTACCACCAATCATAGTTTTAATAGTTAAATTTTCCATGAAACCACCAATATTCTCAATAACACTTGATATTTGTTTCACTAATTCATGAGTAGGAACCATAATAATAACCTGTGTTGTCTTTAATGAAGTGTCTATGTTTTGTAATGTAGCTATAGAAAATGTTCCGGTTTTTCCACTACCAGATTGCGCTTGTGCTACAATATCTCTACCAGATATTATAGGCAAAATGGCCTTCTTTTGAATTTCACTAGGATTTTCAAACCCATACGCGTATATACCTCTTAACAATTCTGGTTTAATATTATATTCATCCCATGACTGAATTAACGGATATTCTGGTTCTATAATCTTAATATTGTCATTTATTGTTTCTGTTTCCTTATCCATACAAAAACTTATTGTAGTATCTTTCTAATTTTCTATACCTATTCAGATTATAATAATTAATCTTCTTAGTTAAATATATTGGAGATAAAACATATAAATAATGATCTATATATAATGTAGGGTGTCAAACTAAATGAAATATACTTTGCAAGATTTTAATGATGTTGCTTTTTCAGGATATGACTATAAATTACCAGAAATTGTATTGAATAATATTAAAAATTTAGTTATAGAATTAGGAATTACTGCAAATTCTAAACCCACAACAGAACAGCGATCCGCAGAAAATACGGATTCTAAGTATAAAAAGAATAATTATTTTGGTAATTCCAAAAAGAATAAAAATTATGTAAAACGTGATAATACGGATGACCTATGGGAAACTGTGAAACCATTCAAAGCTACTAAAATTGATAAGAAGGAAGGAATGGATAAGTTAATTAATGATGTTCGTGCGTGTTTAAATAAAATATCAAATAAAAACTACGAAACGCAAAGAGATGTAATATTCGAACAGATTGATAAAATAATATCAGAAGATGATGATGAAGAAGATCAAGATAAAAATAATGATGCTTCTATAATTGCAAATGCTATTTTTGAAATTGCTAGTACAAATAAATTTTACTCAGAATTATACGCAACTCTTTATAAAGAATTAACTTCAAATTATGTTATATTTAAAAACAATATTTATAGAATAATAGAAAATTATAAAGAGAGTGTATCTTCAATAAAAATTGTAGATCCGAATGTTGATTATGATAGTTTTTGCGATAATAATAAAATAAATGACAAACGTAAAGCATTAACTACATTTATTGTTAATCTTATGAAACAAAACGTTCTAGAAAAAACCGAGGTAGTAAATATAATTTTATATTTATTTGATCTCGTTTTTAAGAACGTAGATGTAGAAAATAAGAATTATGAGATAGAAGAGATTACTGAGAATATATTTATATTTATTACGATCTCTATTTACGATTTAAAAGATCATGAATTATGGGGTAAATTATTTGATAATATTAAGAATTTGTCTCAATTTAAGGCAAAAGAACATTTAAGTATATCAAGTAGAGCAATTTTCAAATATATGGATATACTAGATAATATTAAGAAACAATTGTAATCTGGATGTTTATGATTTTAGATAAATCATAAATAGAATGAAAAACACATAAAATAATAACTATATACATTATAATGGTAAAATCAAAACTTAATCCGGATAATGTACGTTATGAAGAATCTAAAGAATTAGAGGATGAAGACGTAGAATACTCTTCTCCGCTATATGATTATTCTTTTCATGGTATTAATATAATAATTGGATTAGGAAAACAGCGTCATACTTTTTCTCGTTACGACATAGTATATTTTCCTATTTATTTAATCATCGACGATTTTCCAAGAGCAAAAATAGGGATTTTTGAAGTGGAAAGTAATAAATTGATTGATATTTTAGATGAAGATGGTGATGTTAAATTATCTAAAAAAAACGTTATTATATATGTATCAAAAGATGATATATCTACTATTATAAAAAAGTATGAAATCGAAACAACGAATAAAAAAGAGTCAGAAGAAGAGTTAGAAGATTTGGAAAAGGGTAAAAAGAAAGAAGACGACCATGTGGATATTTCAGGAGATGAAGATGTTGTTGATTTAACAAACCAAGATGATGTATTGGACTTAAATATACCTGAAGAAAAAAAACAAAAAACAGATAAGGATGCTGAAGAAGCTTTAAAGGACGGTATTTTTTTAGTAAATGATAAGATAAAACCACCTCCTTCATTACAAGAAGAAACAAAACAAGAAGCACAAGAAATAAAGCAGGACTTTAAAGAGGGCCCTAAGAATACTTGGATAGAACAATTAATGAAGAATTCAAATTACGACATCATAGATAATGAAGGTGGGGGTGATTGTTTTTTTGCCGTTATTCGAGATTCTTTTAAACAGATTGGAAAGGAAACTACTGTTGCAAAATTACGTGCATTATTAGCAAAAGAGGCAACCGAAAAAATGTTTAATGAATCACGTTCTATTTATAATGGAATATTAGCTGAATACCAAGAAAAGGAGAAGGAAATTAAAGATGCCACAAAAACAATTTCCTTACTTAAAAAGAGAATAGAGCGTTCCACAAATAAAAAGGATAACGAAGATATGATCCAACAAGCCAAAAAGGTTTTGGAGGAACAAAAACGATTAAAAATCGAGAAAAAAGAAACAAAGGAGTTATTAGATGAATTTGTTTATATGGCAGATTTAACCACTCTTGAAAAGTTTCGTGAATTTATGTTGACACGTCATTATTGGGCGGATACATGGGCAATATCCACATTAGAAAAGTTATTGAATATTAAAGTGATTTTATTATCGGAAGAGGCTTTTTCTTCGGGTGACTTAGATTCAGTTATGCAATGTGGTCAATTAAACGATACGGATTTGGAAACCATGGGTTCTTTTGTTCCGGATTTTTATATTATGACTTGCTATACAGGTAACCATTATAAATTAGTATCTTATAAAGAAAAGCAGATATTTAAATTTCGTGAGGTTCCTTATGATGTTAAAATTATGATTATTAATAAATGTTTAGAGAAAAATGCTGGACCATATTATTTAATACAAGACTTTCGAAATATGAAAACCCGTTTAGGATTAAATGCTAACGAAGGCGAACCCGAAGAAAAAGAAGATGAATATTTGACAAAGGATTTATACGATAACGATACAGTATTTTCATTCCATGCCAAAGCAAATGGCAATATAAAGCCAGGAGAAGGTTCCGGTGAAAAGATTAAAAAAGAGGATATAATAAAATATAAAATATTAAAATCCATTAAAGATTGGCGTAGGAAATTAGATGATTCTTGGATTACTCCATTTTCTATTGAAGGACATCGTTGGAATTCGGTTGAACATTATTTTTTGGCCTCTCAATTTAAGAAAGGATTTCCTGATTTCTATTTAAAATTTTCTGTAGAAAGTGGAACCGATATTTCAAAAGATTTGGAGGTAGCTCGAATTGCTGGTAGTAAAAGCGGTAAATCAAAGGATAGAGTATATCGTGATTCAAAGATAGTAATGGATCCTGATTTCTATACTTTGGGAACAAATCCTATTTTTGAGGCAGAACGTAAACGTGCTTTGGATGCCAAATTTTCTGGTAATTTGGAATTAAAAAATATGTTGTTAGAAACCAAACACGCGAAATTAGTACATTTTGAACGTAGTAAAGGACATATTCCAGACGTATTGTTGATGAAAGTACGAAAAGAATTGATTTAATTTTATGTCAACTTCGCCAGAATTTGACATAAAAAATTGAACAAAAAGTTATCGAAGTTAGAATCGATAAAACACTTACCAAAGCATTAGCTTTTAAAACTAATAACAATCAACAAGATGTCCGCCCTTCAGTATGCTCGTGAGCCTTCTCCTGAGATGCTTGAAGAGACCCAGCAGATCCGTGCCATCCGCATTGTTTCGCTTCCTTGCGAACTGCAGTCGACCTACGACGTCAGCATGTTCGTCAAGCAGATGATCGGACTGGATTCTGACTCTGTGAACATCGTGCCGATGCAGACAGACTCTGGAGTTCGCTATCGGTCGGCGTTTCTGGACATCATCATCAACAAGGATTCTGATGTTGAATGTCTGCAGCAAATTGCTGATTTCGGAATCACCATTCAGGGCAGCGATATCCCGGGTGGCATCCATTTTGACAACGGAAAGTCTATGTCTCATATGAAGGTCACCGGGGCCAAGCCACATTCTCCTTCCAAGGACACTCTTGTTTTGGAGGATGGCGAGTGGAGCAGCATCTACATTCCTGTTATTCCTAGCGACCTGACGATGGACAACGGTGACATGCGTTACAACGAACACGATACCCTTGTCGAGTTCTTTGAGGACCAGCTCAAGATCGGAGAAGTCTCCCGCGTTGATTTCATGTCTAAGACTGTGCCTGGCACGGATCGTGAAGCTCGCTGTGCTTATGTGCACTTCGACAAGTGGTACGATAACCAAACATCGAAGCTTGTTCGCAAGACCATCTCTAGCAAGGGAGAGTTCTCTTGCAACGGATTCTACGATGGATTCGAGTTCCGCAAGTTCGAGCGTTCTCGGTTCATCACCTTGAAGGTGAACCACAAGCCGATTCCTGCGGCAACGGAGGACATGAACATTCATCAGCTTGCAGCACGTGTTAAGATGCTGGAAGAGCAGAATGCTCGGCTCGAAGAGCAGCTAGTCAAGCCTCCCACAGTGGAGGAAGTGTTCAAGCAACTTCGCAAGAAGATGGAGGAATTCAAGGTTGTTTCTGCGGAACTATTGACTAAGTATGGAACAAACGATGCCGTGAATGAATCTGGTGTGTTTGATACTCCTGAATACAGTCAGTACAACTTTGACTACATGGGTGCAATCAACGAACTCTACGAAGAATTTGTTCCTGTCATATTTCGTGGAATATAAATAAAAATAGTAGTTAGAAGTAGTTTGATTTGTCTTGTCTCTCTCTAAAAACCGAAAATAGGGTTCGTCCCTTTTTTCACGTATTTAGTGATGTACAATTTCTAAATAAATAATATAAGATAATGAAAAAAAAATCAAATTCTCGAAAAAGAGGAGGAGGAAATTCAGTATTCATAGATGGCAAAAAATATAAAATGGATTGTAATTTTAGAGAAGTTATTGATAAACAAAATTCGCAATACCAGCAACAACAACCCGGTATATACCCAAAAGCACAAACCCAGCAACAAGTTGACAACAACGGTTCATCAAATTCTGGAATTAAAACTGCAGCTGCATTAGCGACTGGCGCTGTAATAGGTAGTGCAATTGCTAATCCTACTGGTACAAAACAAGCAGCTAATTATGTTATTGATAATGCTAGAACTACATATGATAGTGTAAGTAATTTTGATAATAATGATTTGTCACAGTCTTATGATAGTGTGTCGAGTGGAATTGGTGATTTTTTTTCTGGAGGTTTAAAAAAGAAATCGAATAATGGCGCAACAAAAAAAACACGAACTGTTGGGGGAGCTACAACTTATTGTTGTAGTAAAGAATCAGCTTCTTGTGTAGTTCCTTCTATGGGATTTTGTGCCAACCCGAATGAAAGAAAACAAAAATGCACTTTTATAGACGAGGATACTATTAAAAAAACAATAAAGAACTTTTATGGTGACTTATATACTCAAGAGGAGTTAAATAGAATTAAGGCTACTAGTGCCATTCCATTTTATGATACTGGAAAAACAAATACCGATATAGCGAATGGACTTCAATATATGCAAGGTGATTTTTATGTATGTAACGATGGAAAAGAACCTCTACAAACTGCTGGCGTCAAAAAGAAGCAATCCAAAAAAAGAAAATCCAGTAAACGAAGAAAAACCACCAAAAAGAATTAGGTTTCAAATAAACTCATACGTAATGTTTTAAATTCAGTATCTTTGCTACGTCTTGTTTTTTCTTGCTTTATAAACCAATCACATAATTGGTCTATACAATCTATAAATTTTTTATCCTGATAATGCTGTTTTATCAATATAAAATAATTGTCCAAATTTCTATTAATATCCGCATCATGAAACCGAATAGATATTCCGTTGTTAGAGACACACCATTCCAAGAAATCGTTTACATTATACATCAAAAAGGATTTGATAATATAGTAGGAAAGCACAGGTGTATTTTCTTTATATCTCATTTTACGTATCATATGTGCATTATCTGTACGTTCATAAAGTTGGGTATATGAAATACCAAAGTGTTTTAAAATTTTGGCACATTGAAAAAGTGAAAAAACGCGTTCGTAATCTAGCATTTTTTCTGTATGTTTTAATAGAAAATCTATATTCTCAGGATTTCTTGTTGTAGTAAACACAATTAACATTATATTAATTATTTCTGCCCACATTTCACAATAGGTTTCACATAATCGAACTTCAGATTGTACAGGGAATAATTCTATTATTTTATTATCAATTCGTGAATATTCATGATGTGAAAAGTCAAGACCTAAGTTATGTAAAGTTTCGTGTATAAGAACCTTAAACCATTCTTCTTTACGATAAATATTGATTTCATTTTTCGACCTACATGGGAAAGTAAAACCAGTATTTACGTTAATGCGATCAATAGAATGATTTTTTGTCGGAACCGTTTTTTCTAGATCTGTTAAATAAAGATAAAATGAAAGCTTTTGTGAACATTTTCTTTCTGAGAATTCTAGGGCTGTGTATAACCATATGTATATTTTTTTGAAATATGTATCAGGAATATCCGTTTCAGAGAATATGTTTACTCGAATATGATGACTTTTAATATGAAATTCGCATGTTTTCCCAATAAAGTTTGATGTCTCGATATGAGTTTTTACGTTTTCATCTATTAAATCATAATCGTTGCCAAATTGAATATTTGTAGACCTAGGGTCTGAAAGAATAGGATTTTGGTTTGCAATTTTAATTTGGTTAAATAAAAATGTAATTATTTTCTTTGATTCAATAGAAAGTTTAGTTTTCTCGAAACCTTCTAATTTATGCGAAATATGGCTATCTAAAAAGTCTAATAAATAGTTGGACGTTGGAGTGAAAATTTTTGAATTCATAATATCTGATATAAGCATATATATTTTATTTTACATGAGTTCGAAAAATTGAATCTGTGAATAAAATAAAACGAAATGCATAATCCGTAATCAAAAGCCTTTTTATAAAAAATGGGGATAAAATATTTGAATCGATTCCTACATGATAATTGTACAAAGAAATCTGTATCTAAAAAACATCTTAAATACTTTTCAAATAAAGTAATAGTAATTGATACAAGTATTTATTTGTATAAATTTGCAGGCGAAAACTCGTTGATGGAGAGCATGTATTTGTTTATATCTATATTAAAGTCATATCACATAACACCAATTTTCATATTTGATGGAAAACCTCCACCTGAAAAACGTGACTTATTGCGACAACGTAGAATGGAAAAAAAGGACGCTGAGATAAATTATAATCAGTTACAACAAAAATTAAAAACCGCATCCGAACAAGAAAAACAAGAAATAATTCAAGAAATGGAGCATCTAAAGAGACAAATGGTTAGAATTCGACATGAAGATATCCAAAAAGTAAAGAGGTTAATGGATGCCTATGGTGTACATTATTATGATGCACCAGGAGAAGCTGATAGATTATGCGCTTATTTATTAAAAATTGGTAAAGCATGGGCATGTATGAGTGATGATATGGACATGTTTCTATACGGGTGTCCGTATGTGATTCGTAATCTGAGTTTATTAAATCATACGGTTGTATTATACGATACAGAATCGATTTTAAAGGATTTGAATATGACAGAAAATCATTTTTGTGAAATAATGGTGCTGTCTGGCACAGATTATAACATAAATTCAACTACTTCAATAAGAGAAACGATAAATTGGTATTATAAATATAATAAATACTGTGAAAGCAAGACAAATCCGTATGGATTTTATGTATGGTTATTGAAAAACACAAAATATATTACAGATTATAGGCAGTTATTGAACATTTATCAAATATTTCAGATACATAATCATAAAGATCTGGAAAATTGGGCGAATATTGAAATTGAGGAAAAACTTGTGAATAAAATGGAATTGCAAGAGATTATGAATAAAGAGGGATTTGTCTTTGCGAATTAATGATCGCATTATTTATTTGTTCTTTTTTTATAACTTTTACGCTTATAGATGCGTTTTCTAGATTTTTTAATACCTCCTTTTTTTGTTGGTGGTGTTGGTGCTTGTGTTGGAATAGGAGGTGGCTGATCAGATGAAGTACCAAAAAGGCCAAATCCACTTCCAAGAGCACTACCTACTGCAGATGCACCAGTTCCAACTGCACCAATTCCACTACTTGTTATACCTGACAAACTTGACGCATCATTCGCGTTAAGTCTTTTTTCTAAATTCTCTACTTTAACCTTTAAATTTTTAAAATCGTCAGCTTTAGCGTAACTATCAAGCTGGCTATTTTTAGCGTAACTAAAAAGTTCAGTTTTTTTAGCATAGTTATCAGTAAGATCTTTTTTTGTAGCATAAAAATCAACAATAGATCTATTATACTGACTTATCCTATCTTCTAAAGCTTTATTGCTAACAAACACCATAGAACTCATTTTATAAATATATAAATTATATTGATAAAATAATAAGAATCCTAAATAATAGTATTAGTTCTAAATTAAAGATGCTACCAAACAACCCTTATAATCCTCAATACCAGTATGTGTTAAATTAATTGTAACGTCAACATAAACAGATCCGCCCAATTTTGTCCAACGATGACAGAACATCCAATCTTCAGAATAATAATGGTCGTCTTCAACACCACAATCAAATAGAGCATAAGCGTATTGATTTTCTTCTGGTCTTAAAAAACTAACATCATCAGTATATTTGGTAGAAGGGAACGCCTTACATAAACTTTCAATTACATTACGTTGAATCATCATAAATCCGGTAGCAATATGTTTCACCTTAGTTAAATTATTTTCTACTTGAATCGAGTTGGTTAAATAATTTACATTATAACCCAATACTCTATGTTGTATCATATTTTCATCACTAATCATATCCCTGAATTGAGATTCGTTTTTCTTTTGTAACCAGGATTGCACAACATTATTATTATCTGGATTCTTTTTATCAACTAATAAATTATTCCAGTTATAATGTTTCAAAGGATAAATTCCGCCAACTAATTGCTTATTCGATATCAACAATTTAATTATATCTACCGGATCCCAAGTTATGTCATTATCTATAAACATAATATGTGTCATTTTAGAATTATTCATAGCTCTAGCAACTAAATTATTACGAGCACGGGATACTAAACTATCGTTTTTGCAAAAGTCGATGCTAATACCGATGTTGTATTTACGGAATACCTCCATAGTTGTAATTAAACTATGAACAAAGTTTATAAAACAAACTGCTCCAAAACAAGGCGTCAAAATATGAACATGTGGGTTATTTGTTTCAACATAATTCTTAACAATATCTTCAAACGATGTGGTTGCACCAGACATTATAGGAAAACATGAGTAAAATTTTTTATATTGTTTTTGTGATAATGTAAAAATTATCACAAAAAGTTTTCGAATTTTTCCGTAGTAAAGCATTCATTTTTTATTTGGGTTTAATTGTTTTTTACTTTTTTTAATTTACTTGTTTATGTTACTTTTTATTTTTATTTTTTTTATTTAAACGGCGGCAACAACCTCAGCCTTGATGAAGTGGTGCTTCATGAAGCGTTGGAGGTTAAAGTAGGTAAGCTCGTCCTCCTTGCTAAGCTTAAGGAGCTGGGTGAGCTTGGCATCAGGGTTGATCTTGCGACCATTTTGCTTGTCCTGAAGACCGTTGGATTGGATGTAAGCGTTGATCTCCTTGCTGACATCGGTGCGAGCCATCTCGGTGCCAACGGTCTTGCCGAGAAAAGCGGCAAGCTCGTCACTAATGCGGGTGGGCTTGATGAAACCCGAAGGCTTGCGGTTTCCGTTGTTACGGCGCTTCTTTGAAGAAAGCTTGGCAGCAGCCTTCATCTCACGAGATACGGCCTTCTCAAGGGTCTTAAAATCATTCTTTAGAGTAGAGAAAAGACCAACGAGCTGTTGAAGCTTAGCGCTGTACTCGGTCATCTTGAGGGGAAGAGTTGAGACATCAGCTGCGGGGACAGCAGGCGTATCAACGGGGGCAGCGACAACGGGGGCCTCAGCCTTGGGTTGCGCTGCGGAAACTGCCTTCTTGACGCGGGGAGTCTTGGGAGCAGCCTCAACCTTGGGGACAGCAGGAGTAGTGGAAGCGGGAGTAGCGGACTTAGCAGTTCTAACCATCTGGCTATTATAATTAATAATCATGATTTGCTTTTAAGTCATTTTCCAAATAATATAATAAATTATCAAATTATTTTTTTTCAACTCGTGGATTGGTCATAGAATTATTTAATTAAATAAAAAACGTAAAAATCAATTTAAACATATTTAATTAAAACATGTTTACACCCTTGAAGATTATAAACTGCCAAAAGCGGTTCAGTCTTCAAGGGCAACGTTACCGATAAATACTTTTTATTCATTTGTTATGACATATCAAAACAAATGAATAATCTTAGTAAGCGATAACCGATTCGTATAACCAAGGCATAGCCATTCTAGCTTCTGGCGACACAAGTGTTAATGCCGTAAGAGCGTGAAATGTTCCTAATTTTCTATGGTCATCATCAACACCCATAAACACAAGATTTTCAAATACTTCTATGCATATTTGTTGAATATCTTCTAAATTAAGTGGTCTCGCCCCATTTCTTTCTATAGTTGTTTCAAACGGAGCTGGCAAAGGACATATTTTTAATCGAGTTTCTCTAGTTAATTGACTTCTATAATACCAAACATCATATAAATTTCTAAACAGTCTTATGTATGAGTTGATATTTAATGTTGTAAACCAACTCGTTTGCGTATAGTTTCCAAGCTGATCTATTTCGGAAAATAAATTTTGAATTCTTTGTTCGGCTGTATTTCGTCTAGTTTCGTATAATCTTTCTATTCTATTTTGTTGAACAGGATTTTCATAACGAATTGTATCACTTGTTACAATCGTATTTCTTCGAACGGGTGGAGGCGGTGGGGGTTTTGGTTTATTAAGCTGTTCGTTTTCATTTTTAAAATTAGGATATATAATGAATGATAATCTATACAAAGATTTTATATTTTCTATTATATTTCCATCTATTTTTTCACGGTTATAAGGGTTTGTTATTTTACTGGTTTGTTTCATTAATTGTATAAGAGAAGATGTATTAAAACCATAAGTAAAATCTTTTGAATCTGTATAACTATAAAAATTTTCATTTGGTATTTCAAGCAAAGGCTCCATACTAATGAAATCAGTATCGTTTACGCATAATTTACGATTTTTAAGTGCAGGACCTCTAAGTTTTATAGAATATCTTACTATCCAACTTCTAAAAATAGATTGAATAAGAATAGCCTTTTGTGTTCTATAAAAACATTTTTTTATTCTTTCTATTAAAACAGGTTTAGTTCCTGTCACATGAAGTCCATGTTTCTTGGCAATCACTTTAAGATCTGGTATTTTATATATTTCAAAAGAAACCTTTTTATGACGTGAAAAATCTATTTGTTCAGGTAAAATATGTGTTGCTGATTTATGTTTTTTCATAGTATTTTTTGGAATGAATTCATTTATTTTAATATTTTCAGAGTCTTTTATCATACAAACTGATTTATATATACTATAAATATATTTGTTTAAATGATTCTATTAATTATTATTTTGTAACGACAACCCTAAATATTTGAGAATATTCGTCAGCGTTTCTGCTGTCGTCCAAAAAAAGATATAAAAAATTGATTTAAAGATTTGACAAGATATAATTCATAACCAGGTTATTTCCGAGTTATTAGTATGTCTTCGAAGCCCGCTACTCCTATTGTTTTGAGCACTTCCGAATGGAAGCCTGACTCCATCCGATACATGCAGCCAAAGGTGAATGATCGTGGTGGTAAGGCAATTAGTCTTATCAGCACCCAGTCGAATCGTGCACTTCACATTTCCACTCCTCTCATGATGACGTGGGGAATTGCGGATTTCGTAGATGAGAAAACTGGTGAGGCGGATGGAAAGTATAGCATGTCGTTGAATTTCCCAAACAACGATTACGCCACCGATGCCACGAAGGATTTTCTTGAGAAGCTCAAGGCATTTGAGACGCAAATCTTGAATGATGCTGTGAAGAACAGCGAGGCATGGTTTGGCGAGGAGCAACCTCTTGCTGTGGTGAAGCATTCATTTTATCCTGTTCTTAAGTATAGCAAGGATAAGGTAACCAAGAAGATTGATCCTTCAAAGCCTCCTTCCATTCGTGCCAAGGTTCCTAACTATAACGGTCGTTGGGCAATTGAGATTTACGACACGAAGTCTCAACAGATTTTCCCTTGCGACAACGAGAACATGACTCCTATGGATTTCATTCCTAAGATGAGCAATGTTGCTTGTGTTCTCCAGTGTGGTGGACTTTGGTTTGGCGGCAAGGGTTGGGGTCTTACTTGGAAGCTTGTTCAGTGTGTTGTTAAGCCTAGGGAGGTAGTTAGCGTTTATGGTCGTTGCCATATTCAGTTGTCTACAGATGAGATTAGTAAGATGGATGTTGTTCCTCAGATCAAGGATGAGGAGGAAGAGGAGCTTCCTGCTCCGGTTTCGACGGAGGTTGAGGATTCCGATGCGGAAGAGGAAACTCCTGTCGCAGCTGCTCCTGTGAAGAAGATTATCAAGAAGGTAGCACCATCCCCCGAGCCGGTTGCTGATGTAGAGGTTGCTGTCGAGGAGGCTGCCCCGAAGAAGAAGAAGATTGTGAAGAAGGCCGCGTAAATTATAAAAAAAGCAGTAAAGAATCTTGTAGAAGTAGGAATTGTTTTGTAATCCGTAATAAATAGCGTTTAGAAGAATGAGAACTAAAAATATTCTCATTTTTTCATATTGGTAAAATTTAAAAACTTTTAGTATTATTAAAATATAACAATACTAGAAAAATGTTTGTACATTATAATATAATCCTATTCACTTTATTTTTTATTGAAATGCTTTCATTTAAAAAAACATCATTAATTCAATTGACTAGACTGTATTCAAAAAAATCTAATATTGAATCGCAGTATATTCGTAATATAAAAAACAAGCACACGTTTCATGAAAGCGAAGTTGAAAAATTCTTAATAGAAAATGAATTCATAAAAAACAAAAAAATAATATCTATATCACCAGGTGGTTTCAAAGGGTTTTATGTAATGGGTATATGTAAATACATAAAGGATAATTACGATTTAGAGAATTATATTTTTTCAGGAGCATCTGCTGGTGCATGGAACTCTCTTTTGTTATGTTTTAATAGAAATATAGATGAAATACAAAACCAAATCCTGGATTCAACCTTACAAAATACAGATAAAATAAGTGAAATTGAAAATTCTATTAAAAGACGAATGTTAGAAACCTACACCACAGAGGATTTTGATTTGAGGCGACTTTTTATAGGTGTTACTACATTTGATAAAAATCATTACAAACCCAACACTACTATTTTCACAGGATTTGATAATTTAGAAGATGCTTTAAATTGTTGTATTGCGAGTTCTCACATACCATTAGTAACAGGTGGTTTTACGAATGTTTATAGAGATATCTTATCTTTCGATGGTGGGTTTAGTAGACATCCATATTTAAATACTACAAAATCAGTATTGCATATTACTCCAAATATTTGGAAAAAGAAAAACAAAACAATTCCTACATCTATGAGTATATCAGATTATACAACGTTGTTTTCGAAGGCACAATATAAGTTTACAGAAATGGTAGAAAAGGGATATAATGATTCTATTGAAAATAAAAAAACGTTAGAGGATATATTTGATATAAAAACAACTGTATAAAATAGGGTATATGTCTATTCCGAAAACAATTGTTCAAACATCTAGAAAAGACCAGGAGCCTTATATTGTTGATATGATCAAACAACGCTCCCCAGGATGGCAATATTTACATTTTAAAGATGATGATATCATAGAATTTTTTTCAGAGAATCCAATTCCTGAATTTCCAAATGTTGTTGCAAAATTTTATACGTTTAATTATGGAGAACATCGTGCGGATCTATTTCGTTATTATTATCTTTATGTTAAAGGTGGAGTTTATATTGACACTGATGCGATGATAGAAGAGAATATGGATGATATTGTTGGTGACGTAGATTTTTTTACTGTAAATTCAAGTTATTTTCCCGGAACAGTTTTCCAAGGGTTTCTTGGTGCTTCTCCAAAGAATCCTCTTATCTATAAAGCATTATATGATATATATACCATTTCAACATCAGATTTAGTTCGTGAATTCCATATTCTATGTAAAAACTTGTATCAATTTATTCAAGAAGAAAATCGAAACACTAGCCCTAGGATGAAAATTAAATTATTTGAGGAGGTTTATGGTAATGAGGAAGATGCACACGTAAAAGATAGAGATAAATTAGTTTTAATACATTATCATATACGTAAAGTAATTCCTAGAAACTAATTTTTTAATATATTCAATTACAATATATTAAAAACAAAGAATGATTACTTAATATAAAATGCAACAATTTTTAAATTTGTATGACCAAGTTATAAACAATAAAATTGATATTACTACCAATAAACATGTGTTGTATAATATGACAAGAGACATGATTATGAGTGAAGAAAATTTTGAAAAAAGAGAATACATATTAACAAAAATGATAACTTTGTTTCCTGACGATCCTGAATTATATTATAACATGGGTAGACTTTATAAAGGAATATCAAAAGATAAAGAATTATTATGGTATAAATTATGTTATACTATAAAGCCTGATTTTAAAGAAAACTTTTGCGATTTATGTGATTTGCTTTTAGATGTTGGATTTTCGAACCATGTTTTTTCATTAAATAAAGATAATTTATTTGATAAATACATGAATGAACCAAGATTTTTAACCGTTTACACGAGATGTAATTTGGTAAATTTGAATTATGAAAATGGTCTAACAAGTCTATTAAATTTGATAAAACTAAATTCTAAAATTCCTTGTTTAACAGATTATGATAAAAACGAAAAATGGAGAAATTATCACGATGCTGGTTATCTGTTTAACTCGAGATGTGATATAGAAAAATCAATTAAATACAGCGAAAAAGCTTTGGAATTAGCAATAAAATTTAATTTAGAACTACGAAAAAAGCTATTATCTTTTGATAATATGTTGTGTTTTAATGATTATTTATACTATGATCATGAAATGATATTTAAAAAATACTTGGAATTTAATAATTTGCTTCCGGATAGACCTAGTTATTCTTTCCAATCTAGGAAGAAGGAAAGTAAAATAAGATTAGGATATTTATCTGCGGATTTTGTAATGCATTCCGTTTCAAATTTTATTTTGCCAATTTTAATTAATCATGACAGAAATCGGTTTGAAATTATACTGTTTTCAAACTGTCCAGAAGTTCAACCTGTTTATGACAATTTGGGGATAAAAATACACTATGTAAATAAATTATCTCCTAAGGATGCAGCAAATTTAATAAATGATTGTAAAATTGATATATTATTTGACTTGATGGGTCATACGGTTATGAACAAGATAGAAATTTTTACATTTCGTCCTGCACCTATTCAGATAGCATATCTTGGATTTCCAAATACTACAGGATTGAAGGGGATTCAATATCGCATAACAGATGGAATTGCTGATAGTCCTTTGACAAAACAACGTTATTCGGAAGAATTAATACGTTTACCAAAATGTTTTTTATTGTTTAAACCAATTCATCAATTTGTACCAAATCCACGTAAAACACAAAAAAAGATTATACTTGGTGCCATTAATAAGGAAAATAAGTCGAATACAGAGTTATTAAACCTATGGGGAGGCATATTGGCCAAGTGTCCGAATACAATAATTTTACTTAAATTAGAATCCTTTGATAATAAGGAAGAGAGAACACAATTTTATGTAAATAAGTTAAACACAACTAGAGATAGGGTGATCGTATTAAATAAATTAGTAAATCAAGAATATGATAAATTATTCACTATGTTTGATATTTTATTAGATCCTTTTCCTTATTCCGGCACAACTACTACATGCAATAGTCTATTTAATTCGATTCCTGTTGTAACTCTTTATAATCCAAACTATCATGTACATAATGTATCGAGTTCTTTATTGATCAATTGTGGATATCCAGAATTAGTTGCGAATACAAAAGAAGAATACGTAAATATTGTTGTCGATTTAGTAAATAACCCGGAAAAGATAGATTCATATAAACGAACTATTCAGGGAGATTTTTTAAAATTAATGGAACCTAAGGCATTTATGAATAGTTATGAGTCTGAACTTGTTCGGCTTTATGATAACTCCTTTTTGGCAGGTAAAAAAATTTCAAAGAAGTCAGAAAAAAAGGAGGATACTATAACAATTACGTTTGACGAACCGGCTATAGTTCCTAAACTATATTCCAAAAAAGTATATATATGTGGATGTGTTAAAAATTGTGCTAATTTTTTACAACCAGTATTTGCAAATATAGATAAGTTAATAAATTTGTTTGATGACTACAAAATTATTATTTCAGAAGATTCTTCGTCAGACGATAGCCTAAATGTATTAAAAATGATGAAAAATAAATATAAATTAGATATAGTTCATTCTATTGAAAATAAGATTCCAGACGATTTTAGTTTCCGTAGTAAAAAGATTTCAAACGCTAGAAATAAAATACTAGAACACATACAACATCTCAATCAAGAAGATTTTCAATACATGATAATGTTGGATATGGATGATGTATGTTCAGGAAACATGGACGCAAATATCCTTAAAAGTATTTTAAATAATGAAAAACTGGTTGGAGATAAATTTGAGGGTGAGTGGGACGCTTTATCGTTTAATAGGAAAAATTATTATGATATTTGGGCATTATCTGTTGATCCTTATGTATTTAGTTGTTTTCATTTTCCAGGAAACATAAATGTCGTTGAGGTTACTATCAAATACATATCTTATAAATTGCAAAATATGGATAAATCTAAATTATTACATTGTTATTCCGCATTTAATGGGTTTTCTATTTATAGAAGACATAAATTTAAGGATTGTGTGTATGACTGGGAAATAAAAAATACATTCAATAAAATATCAAAAGACCTAATATCTAAAAATGAAAAGGCTCTTGGAATAAAAATGTCTTTTGACCATATATGTCATCCATTAGTAAATCCACAGACAGATTGCGAACATCGTCACTATCATTTGGAAGCCATAAAGAAAAATAACGCCAAAATCAGGATATCACCTCTTTGTCTTTTTACAGATTAAATATGTTTTATCATGTAGTATTTTCCCAATTCATAACCGCATTTGTTTTTATAATATTCTCTAGATCCAATTCCAGCTATAACTGCGGATTTGTATAGTCCATGAACTCGAATAATATCTTCTGCTGTTTTCATTAAGAGTTGACCGATCCCTTTATGTTGCGAAGATTTATCGTTTTGATTTCCAACACTTGTGGATAGCCCATAAACATGAACCTCACGGATTAATCCGCATTCTTTTAATTCATCGACTAGTTCAAGCCCTGGATTGGGATCAATACGAAGTCTTAAAAATCCAAAGAGTCCACAATATTCTGCTCGGTTTCCTTCGTAATAAATTGTTTTACCAAACAATTTATTCCACATATACAATATGCAAAATAGAATATATGACCAATTCCAATACTTCTTTTCAATTTCAAATGAAATATGATATTCTGTACCTTGCGATGCTTCATACTTACGAACCACTAGTTTTCCTTGGTCGATTAGATGTGCATTATCTTTAATTTCCATGCATCTTATGCATTTACACGTTTTACCGTGTTCCTTCATTCTATGATGAATAATTTGTCTAAGATTAACAACCTTAGAATATCCTGAAGTAATAGATTGCGTTGGTATATCACGAATTAAACGTTCAATTCTTATCCATGGATTTATTTTTTCTTTAAAACTTATGCACATATTAATTAAGTCTTCAATATTTTGTTCTGCGTATTGAACATATGTTCCATTTTCATACCATTCGTTGATTTCACTTTTAATAATAAGGTCTTCACTCGCTGATTTTACTACAGCACAAGGATATACTTTCCAATCATCGGATTGTAAATCTGGAGAACTAATTAATGTATCAAACATTATTGCATCTTTTTCTGGAGATGAACCAGGTAGGTCAGGCATCCAGTGTGTTACAACTTTCATTCCAATTCCTTTCAATAAACGAATTGCTTGAATCATATTTTTATTTGTGCACCCTCTCTTAATTTTCAAAAGAATATCGTCGTGTATACTTTGACCACCTAATTGAACACGAGTAACTCCATATTCTAGATATTCGAGTAGCGATTTTTTAGTAACATAATCAGGTCGGGTCTCGATTGTTAATCCGATCACACCAAATAAAGCGGTTTGATTTATAGTTTTTTCATCTTCCAGGCTTAATATAGGACGATTCCCAATAATTGTATTAAATGTATAGTACATTTCGTGAATTACTTGGTCACGATAACTTTTTGGCATAACATCCCATGTTCCACCTGATAAAATCACCTCCATCTTTTTCTTTTTATCATCTCTTTTAAGATTTCCTGTAAAGAAATATGATTTAATACGGTCTCTTATTTGTTCTCCAATATCAAAATTACTGCGAGTGGCTCTTAACATAGCAGGTTCTGTGGAAATATAGGATTTAGGTTGAGTTGGAATGCTGTCTAGGTTTGTTTCAGTAGGGCAATATGCACATTTTTCAGGACATGAAAATTTAATATTTTCACCAGGTTTAGTAACGATGGTTACGACAATTACGCCAGATTCAGAACGCATAACACGTTTGATAAAGTAGCGTTTTAATTCTGAATTAATAGGTATATGTAAGAAGTGTTTTTCGTACATAGACCGCATTTGGTTTTTTGCTGGATGTATCTTATATTTTCTTGATAAAGTTTTAACTGATGATTCCAATTCTTCAAGAGTAGGTTTTAAAGAAGGAAGACCAATTGTATTAATTAGTTCATTAACTAAAAGTTTTACATCTGAATCTATAAATTGATATCTCTTTACAGGAATTATGTCTTCTATTTCCATTACTTTTTTATTATTTGTTTTTGTTTGTAGTTAATCAATTTTTTACACCTTTAAATATTTACACCTTACTTTTCTTATTTACATCCTCCCACACTCTGTTTTGCTCATAAACTCGCATAAATTAATTGTTTTAATACCTTTGTCCAAAAAGTATATACCGAAATGTCTTTCGTAACAACAATTTTCAACTTTATTTATAGGCGGGACGGTAAAATGTTTAAATATATCATTAATTATTATATTATTTATAATAAAACTATTATGTTGTGCCAAATTAAATGGTGCATCTATTATTGAATTGTAATTCAATCCAGTATCTTTTAATTTTTCTATACCTTTTTCTTTAATAGACGGATGTGAATGATACCCACTATGATTATGGAAAGCGTAACAAGTTTTATCATCTATTACCTTTAAATCTATATAGTTATTAATAATTGTACTGTCTTGAATGCAAAAATATATATCAAATGATGGATATTTATCCAATATGTATTTCCAAGCACCATATTCATAGTTTTTATTTTTAATCATATGTATTTCCACATCGGGGAAATTTTTCTCTATTTGATTGTAATAAATAAAATTATCACTATCAGAGTCTACTACATGTATTTTGTATAAATAATCATCGTGTGTATTTATTTGTTTCTTGTATAATTCATCGATACAATTATGTAGAAGGGTATTCGGATACTTAGAACAAATACATATAAGTACATTCATTTATATAATTATATTTAATTATATTTATTCTAAATATATAAAAAAATAATGATTGAGCAACGAACAACAAAAATTAATATTTATAAAAAATCGAATGAAACCCAATATTTAATGTTTCATGAATAGGAATTTCTATTACTTCATAGGTATCCATATTCACAATAATTAAATAACTATCATCGCTCTTATTATCATTAAATCCAAAAGTTATTAAATAGGGTATATTTTCAATATAAGTTACAGCAGGTTCTCCTGATATGAATTTATTTCCAAAATTTAGTTTCTTTATTACTTCCAAGTCTCTACAAATTACGAATCCATTTATGCGTTTATTTTCAATACTTCGAAAGACGATTTTATCTACTAATTTAACAGGGAATTCTAAGTCTAACGTTTCTAGTTCAGGATTTTTCATTATAACTACTGTTTTTGTTTCTTTATGTATTACTATTTTACGGTATTTTCCGCTTATGTTTAATTCTGAAAAATCTAATTGTTCGTACAACGATGCATATATTTCTATTTTGTATTGATCTTCCTTATAATCCGCATAATGAAAAATGTAAAATCCAGTTGGAATTGAATATTCCTCTATTTTCATAGTGTGTTTATTCAAAACTTTAATAATTGTAGGTTTTTTTTTATCCAATAGAATAGGTAATGACTTTGTAAACAGGCACGATAAATCTATTACAATAGGCGAATCTGTTATTATAATGTTGTTGTTTGTATTAATAAAATCATGAACAAGAGGTAAATATTTCATTTGAATGGCTCTATGTTTAATTGGTGTTAAGTCCTCAGAAAGTTCATGATAATTAATATTATTTTGCATCATGTTATATTCAATAGAATATACAGTTTTATCATACTTGGAATGGGCTGAAAAATATTTCATCCCCATAATATCTATTTTTTTAATTGTAGTTATTTCTTTTTTATTAAAATCGATATCTAACAAATACGGAGTATCACGTTCATATAATGCATAAAACTTTCTATTAATATTCATAATGGCTGTATTAGCTAATCCTAGTGTGTTTGGCAAGATTTTCATTTTGTGCAATAACATAAATAGCACCTGTAAAAAAACATGTTTGGGTAATTTTCCATAACTTTGTTCGTACAAAAGTTTTTCAGTTCTTACATAATGTTTTACAAATGTAAGTTTCCCATTATCAAAAAATACACTTTGTATTACACCATCACCTATGAATAAATCAAAAAGAGTAGATACATTTTTAATATGAATATCTGGTCCGATTAAAGCATATAGTCCTGTTATTTTATTTATAATTTCCTGCTTTTCCTTTGGTAACTTATATTCTATTTCTTTTTTTACTTCCTTATCCTTTATTGAAAACTTTTTCCCAAATGGGAATTTGACAAAGAAACCGGAACACGATACTATGTAAATAAAAAATAGTATCCATAATTTCATTTAATATATAACTACTAAATAGTGTTTATATATTTAATAAGATAAATATGGTAAATTGTAAAATTTAAAAAAAACTTTTATTATCACTTATTTTTTAATGGTTTTAATCATCCTTTTTTTCTTCTTACGTAAATCTTTTTTTGTTCTTCGTTTTCGTTTACCACCTGTAACTGGAAGCGTTTTTTTAGTATTGTAAATAGTTATTGCATTATCATATCTTTCCTTATATTTTTTTAATTTTTTAGCACATTTAGCTTCATCGAGATGTCCAGTTGATAAACAATATGTTATTTTAAATCGATTAATATATCCGATTTGTTCTAACATACTTATTATATAACCATATTTACCGATATCACATAAGGGTTCAGTCAATCCTTTAGTTTTACAATAGTCGGGTGTCGTTGTTTTGTATTTTTCTGGCTGATCTTTACTTGCTTGCAATACACGAACAACATGCATTACAGTAGGCGCACATGTGTAACTTTCTGCTCTATATATTAATGCTTTACCAATTTTTTGCATAATATCGCAAATTTTATCTGTACCTACATTCGTTTTGTTTTGTTTATAATTTGTTCTTGCTTCTTGTGTTGATTTTTCTGCGTCTTCTACAAGTTTATAATATATTTCTCTGGCATCTGCATACGATCGTGTCATATAGTCCTTTGTTAATTTTTTTGCTTCGTTTTGCCAAGCATTATCATCTAACGCCTGATTTAGAGATAGATCATTTCCTGTATCTGTTTTTAAATAAATTTTAACATCTTTCGATGCCGTAGCTTCTGTTGCGCTGCCATCTGCTATTGGCTTTATTTCAAAAATACTGTTGAATTGAAATGAATCGATTTCCCCCGGCACTTTATCTTGTGTTGTTCCCAAATCTGTTTTCGCAGTAATATGGTTACGTAAAATGCTTGCCCCCGCATATGGAAGTATTTTTTTGAAATGGTCTATTGTAAAATAACTTGTATCTAAATAAAACAAGTCAGGACTGGTCTTATTAGTATTTGTATCAGGATTTGGTATTGTCATCATGTCTGCATAAGTTTCAATATCTAATGATAAACTGTTTTTTTCAAGGAAAAAAAGAAACATATCTTCAAAAACAGAAACAAGATAAGAAAGCGCATTTATTCCGGCATTTTCTCCTGAATATTGTATTCCAATATCAATATCTGAAGTAGGAGTTAAACTTCCGAATATACCCATTTTATAATTTTTTAATTCTGCTGGTGTAATGTCGACGCGAAATGTTCTTTTGGGACTTTTATCTTTATACACATCATCAAACAATACCTTATTTGACATAATTAAAGTGGCGAATATTAAAAGTTGATAAAATAAATAGGTGCGAAGTATCCATAATTTTTTTTGTGTTTCAGTATCTTTTTTTCCTATATCATGAGGATAATCAAAATCTTTTAATTTTGTTGGTCCGATTAACGATTCAAATTCACGTATTAGTCCTCCAATATTTGTTTTAAGTTCTGCTGATGTCGTAACCGCATTTGTGTTCAATTTATTTGTGGAATCAAATGTAGTATTATACTCAGGGATTGCTTTAAATTTCTTTATATCGTCGTTGCATCTTTCTTTAATACTGTTTATATCAAAAAATGGGTAAGGCATATATATAATACGGATGTTTTTTATTATTCACAATTTAATAAAAAACTAAAGAGATAAATGAATGTGTATAATTACATCACTTTTACTAGAAACATCGTATACATTCTTTGTATTAATTCTTGAAATACCTTGTTTAATAAAGTGTACACTTTGATTTTCCTTTATTTTTAATGTCTCTGGTTTTATGTAAAATCGTTGCTTTGCTAAATCTATAGAAATCATATCTTTATTCCATATATCTTTTATTTTAAATTCGTGATAAGAAACAATATTATTTTTTTCATCTATTTCCATATTGTCTGGTAAAATAGGTATACATTTCACATAAATATCATTTCCAGAATTATCATATATCAATTCATTATGCCAAAGCGGTACTACATACATAAAGTCACCTACTTTTAGTTTATAGATATTGTTTTCAAACAAATCATCTATTGTTGGGTTTAATATAATACATTCATCATGTTTTATTTTTTCATTTACCAATTCCTTTATCTTTATGATAAAATCTTCGCTGAAATGTAAAACATCTTGGTATTTATCTAGTATCTCATATATTTTTATTAAAATATGCTTATCTAATTTATTTAATATTTCAATAGCATTAGATTCGCATGTATTCGAAATTTTTTTAAATATGGTTAGGAACAGCTTGTTACGATTATCTTTTATTAATATGTTTTTCAAAAAAGAAAATAGTATGGTTTTATAATCGTTTTTATTTCGCAAACCGTCTTCAGAATCAGTTTCATCATCCGAATCAATTTCTATATCCGTAAAATCTTTAAATTTCATTAAATATTCATAGGATTCTTGTATTTCTTGAAACTTCGCTACTGTGTTTTCCTCTATATTTTTATCAGGATGATATTTCAGAGCGAATGATCTATATTGTTTTTTTAATAGTTCTGTTGTAATTTCATCTTTCCAATCTATTTCTAAGTTTTCGCATGCTTTTTTATAATTCATTAAAGTTATGTATCTTATTTATAATATAAAACATAATACTCTCTAAATGGTAAATTGGACGATAATTATTATTATAGTATTTTAAAAATGTGTATGTGCGTTTTAATATTTCAGAAACATCATTTTTTTCTAGATAATTGCTTTCAATAAAAAACTTTAAAATATACCATAAACATTCTGTCATATCTAAGTTATATGTTAATATATCGTATAAAGTATCCCTTAATGCTGTAAACGAAATTTTATTTGGATTTAATATCTCTTGAATAATATTATCACATATAATATTGAAAACATCCTTTGGAATTTCTTCGGTTGAATCTATTAATTGAAAAGACCTGATCTCTTTCGTATTTATTATACCAGATGTGTCGATTTCATTCAATACATCCGATATTTTTTTATTTAATATGGGTGACTTTTTATTGTTTTTAAAATCTGAAATATACTGTAAATAGGGTTTGTTCTTATCATTTGTTAAAAAGGAAGATAGTTCTACATATTTTTCTTTGGAAGGACGCTCTATTCTTAATATCTGACACGCGTTTACTATAGTAGTTGGTAGGAAACTAATATGTTCTGTAAGAATAAAGAATTTAATTTTAATGTTTGTTTGAGAATGATTATACTGTTGCATATAGCTATAAAATATTTCTAATAATTCTGTATGAATTAAATGGAAATTTTTACATAAAATAATACCAAATTTTTCTTGTTTAACTGCGATGATGTCTACTATTTGAAAGAATATTTCATGCCATAATATTTTTGAATTGCAACCTAATTGGGACATATCTATCTCATAATGAATATCGCTTATTCTATATATGTAATCTTGTTTTTCGGTAGTAATTGTCATTTTTTTATCATATTTTAATTCACTCGGACTATATCTTTTTAAAATGTTAAGAACCTGACTATATTTTCCAACGCCAGTTGGTCCATAAATAATAAAGTTCTCTAATTGATTTATTTTTTTTGGTAATGCATTATAAATTTTTGTTAATTCGGGATGTAAATTACATCTTTCAATAGCTGAAATATATTCTTCAAAATGTGATTCGTAAAATTTCATGTTACTTAGTATAGAGAACAAATACCTTTCCTTTTAAACGTATTTGTTTTATTTTAAATTATTTTTTTTTATTTTATCAATTTCTGACGCGCTATAATAGAAAAGCTATTAGCTGTTTTCAATTGAATACATGAAATAATAACTGGTATCGTTGTCATTCCTAATAAAATAAGTGAGAATTTGTTGTTAATCATACCGCCGATGGTTTTTATTTGATCGTTGAAAACAAAATTAATAGAATCTAGATAAAACATAAAAATGATTAATAAAAACGAACAAATACCAAAAGTAAAAACCATTAATTGCTTGAATTCTTCGAGCCTATTTTTATAAATAGGCGGAAGGTTGATCGGAGTGCCAAATGTATTTTGATATTTTACTCGTAAATTACTTATCATAATAATAATAAATATAAGAGAAATCGTGTGTAAAGTACCGGATATTATTAATGATAACATTATAGCTTTTGGTATTAAATTTAATTCAAAATTACCAAAATAGTAAAAATTATTTAAGATACATGCAGTATTTACTATGAACAATAAATAAAAACCTATTATTTCTGTGTTTTTCACATAAAAAAATGTGAAACATGTAATATAAAGTGTTAGAAATACGACATAATTTAAAATGGATGCTGTTGTGTTCATTTATATATTTATTATATTTTTTTGGAGAGTCATAATTTGTATGTATCCTGCAACCATTTTAATAATGTATCTTTTTCACAAGTCATGAAGCCTTCATTAAATTTTTTAATATTGAGAAATTCTGGTTTTGCCATATCTTTTCTCTTATAGTAGACATATGCTCCGAATTTTCCTTTTCGAACACTAAAATCTTGACTCAGCTCTCTTAATACATTCTTTTCTTTTTTATTTAAAATGTTAAATAGATGTTTTTCAACGTCAGATAAAGTAATTTCGTTTAGAGGTTTTTCTATTTCTTTTATACTTTCACGTTTACTTCCCCATTCCACATAGGGACCATATCTACCATTTTTAATATACATTTCTTCTTCTTCATATTTACCTAAACAATTGTTTTTGATTTCTATTAAATCATCAAGTGAATATTTGCCATCCTTTAACTTTTCTAAATCTATTTTCATATCTTTTTTTGTCGCGATATATTCTACGGTTCCGTCTTCCAAAGTATGTTTTATGGATGGTCCATATGCCTGAAATACTACTTCATGTGTTTCATCAAGCGGATAGGTTTGTTTTGATATGTTTTTTATAGTTTTGGATAACTCTTTAATTTCATTATCGCAATTGCTACAAATAGCTGACCACGCCTTCTCTTTTCCAGAAGATACTAAATCCAATTGACTCTCCATATTCTTCGTATATTCATACGAAAACAGGTTCTCGAAATTATGTATTAAAAATTCAACTGTTAGAATCCCGGTGGGTTGTATAACCAATTTGTTTTTTTCATTACCAAATGTTTTTTCTTTTTCTGTTTTTTCAATAACTTTTCCGGATAGCTTAAACTCTATGCATTTTGTTAAGGTTCCTTCAATATTCGTTTTTTTTACATAACCTCTATCTTGAATAGTTTCTACTATACTTGCGAAAGTAGACGGTCTTCCAATACCTAATGTTTCTAATGTATTAATTAAAGATGCTTCTGTATAATGTTGATGTTTATTTCGAACTACTACTGTACTATCTACGCTATGATATTGGATAGGCTTATTTGTTTTCTCTATGGATTGCAAATATAAATGCATACCTGTAACTTGACTAGAGGAATCCATGTCAGATTTATCCATAATTATCTTCCATCCTAAAAACAAGGGGATTTCAATAGTATATTCATATTTTTTTTCCAAAGGTGCATTTATAGTTGCTTTTATGTTATTGTATTTTGCGTCTGACATACAACTTTCCAAAGTATTACGCCAAATAAGACGATACATAGAAGCTAGGCGAGTGTCATCTGTATTTGAAATCGCCTTTGTTTCTAAATGTGTTACACGAATAGCTTCATGCGGGTTCGATGCGTCTTTATTTTCTATCTTACTTAAATCGCCGACATATTTATTGCTTTTGTATTCTCCTAGAATATGCTTCTCCGCTTGTTCTAAAAAAGGTTTGGAGTATTGAGAACTTTCTGTTCTCATATACGTAATATATCCATTTTGGTATAATATCTGACACAAGTTCATAGTTTCTTTCGGTGATATATGAAGAACATTATTCGCAACCTGTAGTAATCTTGATGTATGAAATGGTTTCGGTGCGGATTTTGTTGCTTCTTTTGGGGAGGATAATGATAATTTATGTGAGAAATCCTTAGACTTTTCTAAGAAGTTGACTACTTGCTCCTGCGTATCAAATTCATAGTTTAATTCAAAAGGTATACGCTTTTCTAAGAAGGTGCCTATTGTTTTATATTTTGTTTCTACACCAGCGTTTTTTTCTTTTTCATTATCGTAGACTAATCGTAGAGCTGGTGTTTGGCAACGTCCAGCGGATAAAGAGTTAGACTTGTTGTTATATAAATATTTCCATAGAAATGGCGATACTTTAAATCCAACAATTATATCAAGAACCTGACGGGCGTGTTGTGCGTGAACCAAATCCATATTAATCGTTGTTGGGTTTTCTATTGATTTTAAAATAGCAGGTTTCGTAATCTCATGAAAAATAATACGCTTTGTGGTTTCTATTGATAAATCAAAAATTTTACAAATATGCCAAGCAATTGCTTCACCTTCACGATCATCATCTGATGCTAGAATAATGTTTTGTTTTGAGAAATTTTCAATTACTTTTTTCATTTGTTCTACGTGGGATCTCTTTTCTTCAATTATTGAAAACGTGGGTTCATAGGTTTTTTTTGTATCTATTGATTTTAACCCATCTATTTCTCGAATATGTCCTTTGGATGCTATGCAGCAATATTCTTCTCCTAAATATCTTTCTATTTTTGTGCATTTACTTGGAGATTCTACTATGATTAGATACTTTGCTGTAGATAGGTTTGGTGATATTTTTTCTGTTGTTTTTTTATAACTGCGTTTAAAAAATTTTGGTGGCATTAATAGCATTGTCGGTAATTTTCTATTTCCTTTACTTCATCTATTCTTTTAGTTCTCAATTTATTTCGTAGAGCTTTAGCTTCATTAAACATGTCATTATATCTCATTTGTTCAAATTGATCATTATGCCATTCCGGTGTTTTTGATTCGATAATATCTGATATTCTTGTCAATTGGTTTTTATCGTCATAAATACCAACTATTTTTATAAAGGGTTCTTCAATATCTTTTTTTTTATAGCAACAATCAAAAATATTGCCCATTAGATATACTTTAAATTATAGTAAAAAGAACTGTTTAAATAAGTTTTATTGAAAAATTGAATTATAAACAACCTTTCTATTATAATTAACAACGTATTTAAAACAATAATGATCTCAAAATTTAAAGTTTACTTACGTGATCGGAGTTACAAAGATTGGACTTTCGCATATAATGAAACCAATACTGACGTTAATGTAGAAGAATATCCTATTCTTAAAACGATAGAACCTGCTGAACAAAAGATTTTTAGTAGGGATGTGTTCGAGATTTATCTAGAGAATGACCAACAAAAGGTTAGGAAAATACATTCTTACGTTCGGAATTGCCAAAGTATAGCTGGCATTCTTGTTCTGGAAAACAATAAGACATTTGGTAGAACAGAAAATAAAAAGCGGCTGCTTTATAAATGTATTCCAGACGATACATATTTACCGGTTTTCTTGGTGCCCTACGAAGTAAAATTGGGTTTCTCAAAAGTTCAAAAGAATAAGTATGTAGTCTTTCGTTTTGATAATTGGGATGATAAACATCCACGAGGAATAATTACCGAAACGATTGGTGACGTAGATGTTTTGGAACACTTCTACGAATATCAACTATATTCTAAAAGTTTACATATCTCGATTACTGAGTTTACGAACAAAACTCGTAATGCATTAAATAAGAAAACGCATGATGAATTTGTGCAACAAATATTTCAAAACCCAAATTTTATCATAGAAGATCGACGGAACAAATACGTATTTACAATTGATCCTCCAAATAGTTTGGATTATGATGACGGGTTCGGCGTTGAACAGGTTGGAGAAAATTGGCGTATCTCAGTTTATATCGCAAACGTATTTCTATGGCTAGAAACATTAGGACTATGGAACTCATTTAGTCAACGTGTTTCTACTATTTATTTACCAGATCGTCGACGGCCTATGTTACCAACTGTTTTATCAGATGCACTATGCAGTTTACAACAAAATCAACCACGATTTGCATTTGTAATGGATATTGTTGTAGATAAAGATGGAAATTTAGTTCCAGATATTCCCATAAAATATGCAAATGCATTAATATGTGTTGGAAAGAATTATAACTATGAAGATCCGAAGATGTTGAATAATGACCTAGCGTATAAGAAATTATTTGATCTATCTTATCTTATGGATAATTATATTAAGAATAGTCACGATATCGTTTCTTATTGGATGATACAAATGAATATGTTTACAGGTTCATATATGTCAACAAATAAAATTGGTATATTTCGGTCGGCTGTTTACATTAATTCCAATCTAAGAGTGGAGGCCGATGGATTAAATGAAGAGACAATCCGAGTTATTCGAGGGTGGAATAATACGATAGGACAATACATTCCTTTCATGGAAGATATTTCGATTGAACATGAACTAATTAACAGTAGGAATTTTAAAAATGATTCCAAGGTTTATATACATATAACTAGCCCTATTCGCAGATTGGTGGATTTATTGAATCAGACTATAATGGTGCAGCATAATGGCTTAGTAAAGAATGTATCAGTAGACGCAACTAAGTTTCTTGAGAATTGGATGCATCAAATGGATTATGTAAATACTTCTATGAGATCGATTCGGAAAATTCAAACAGAATGTGAACTATTAAATCGTGTATTTAATCATCCCGAACTTATGGAGATAGAACACGAGGGAGTTGTATTCGATAAAATAATGAAGAACGACGGATCTATTAATTACATGATTTATTTGGAGAAATTGAAGTTGTTGTCTCGAATTAATACGCATAGTGATATACCAAATTATAAAGTATGTAAGTGCAAAATGTATCTATTTGAAGATGAGGATAAGCTTAAAAAAAAGATTCGAATACAGCTTTTAACATAAAAAATTGATTCTGAATTTGCAAAAAGTATTTGATTTAATCAACTACAACATGTCATCATCTGGCTACAAGAATCCGTTTAAGAAGGAGATTTTGGATGTCTCTGAAAAGAGTTTTCCATCTCTTTCTTCAAATGAGAACCCAACTCAGTCTGTAAAGGTAAATTGGGCTCATACGAACGGAAATAAGATTAGTGATAATGCTAAGGTTTATCCGAATGGCGATACATTTGAAGGATATTACGATGAAAATGGTTTTCCGATTTGGGGGAAGCTAACCTTTGCAAATGGAACTATTTATAAGGGACCCATCCAATCTTCCTGGGATAAGACTATGGATTGTGATGATTGGATTGATGAACCGATGGATTACTATGATTCTTACTATGATTATTACGAAGATGATGGTCGTAGGGGTTTGTTCACAACTTCAGATGGAAAACAATTTTATGGAGTGTTTTGTTTTGGAGATAAGAATAAATGGTAAAAAATTACATAAAAAATAATGAACATATATACTATAATAATGAGAACTTCTTTTTTATTGTTATTTTTTGTTTCCTTTGCGAAAGCATCTTTGGTAGACCGTTTTGAGAACTGGGTATCTGAGTTTAAGATGAAGTTTGAGAGCCATGTTGTTTTTGAACGCGTATTTAAAAATTGGGTTTCAAACCATAAATTCATCGAAGAGATAAATTCAAAAAACTTGACCTATAAATTAGGTCATAACCAGTTTTCCGGAATGGATTCTATTGAATTTCGTGATTATTTAGGAATTTCCAATATTTTATTAAGCGACGAACATAAGCCTTTGGCTCAATCAATTGAGCCGGTCGACAAGATTCCGGATTCCGTTGATTGGACAGAAACTGGTGCAGTAACTCCTGTGAAAGACCAAGGCCAATGTGGTTCGTGCTGGTCTTTTTCTACGACTGGTGCTTTGGAAGGCGTTTATTTTAACAAGTATAAGAGTTTACAAAGTTTTTCAGAACAGCAGTTAGTAGACTGTGATAATCGTCGTAATGGCGGTAAAGATATGGGATGCTCCGGCGGCCTTATGGATAATGCTTTTTCTTGGATTTCGAAACATGGCGGATTATGTTCTGAATTGGATTACCCATATGTTTCTGGAACTACGAAGGAGACAGGCACTTGTCAAAATGGTTGTGCAGTAGTTAAAAATAGCAGGATTTCATCTTTCGTAGACGTAAAGCCAAGTTCAGATGAGGAAATGATGAAGGCTCTTTCCTTAAATCCTGTATCTATCGCAATTCAAGCTGACCAACGTGAATTTCAATTGTATAAATCTGGTGTGTTTACTGGAAATTGCGGAACTAAATTGGATCACGGTGTATTGGCAGTAGGTTATGGTTATTTTGAAGGTGAAGATTTTTATTTGGTAAAAAATTCTTGGTCAACGAGTTGGGGTGATAAGGGTTATATTAAATTAGGACGTGGAACTAAGTATAATAATGGAGATGGACAATGTGGAATGTTGCTTCAAGCCAGTTATCCAGTATTGTAAAAAATTGATGAATAATTATATCAAAACATATTTGATATAATTTACTATGCGTTACAGATTCGCTTTATTGTTATTTACATTTAAGATGATTCAAATTATGAATTTGTTTATAATGAATAGAAAGAATTAACAATCCTGTTCTACTTTAACATATCTAAACTTATATTCATCTAAAAATTTTACTACATCATCGTTAAAAAGAGAGAAAAATTCTTCTACGTTTCTAGCTAATACCCAAAGAGACGGTCCTACTGGTACAGAAATAATGCTATATTGATATTCATCATTTACAATTTTACCAAGCTCCAATACCCAATAAGGTGCTACAACTGGAACACCTTCTAGAGTAACTGAAAGTTGCCCCGGTTTAGATTGATCTTTATAAAATGCATAACCTGATATTTGTTGCAACTCGTTTTTTTTATTATATTGTGAGTTTAATACGCTAACGTTGTTTACATCAAGAATTTTATAATCCGCTGTCATGCATTTTCCATACCCTTCGAATGTATAATCAAAGGGTGCAGCATATACTTGAAACCAATGTCCCATGTATTTTGGCAAGTCCAATTCAGAAACTGTCGTAAAATTATTGCATTTTGCAAGAAAAAATAGACTTTGTAATAAAATGAAAAAATACTTCATTAGTATTTTACAAACAATAATTATCTTTATGTTTTTTACGCCCTAACATCTT